AAGGATTATTATCAAATGCAGTATTAGTATAACTAAATTGTACATACTCATCATCAGTATGAATATCTACAAAATTTTCAGTACTAAAAATTATACTTTCATCAAATCTAATATTACCAGTATCTGCAATACTTCCACTTATAACTTCATAATCTCCATTATTATTAAGTAATGCTGGATTCCATATATATGAAGTATTAGTATCATCAGCTATATAAATTACTCCTTCTGCTCCATTTTGAGGAAATAAAGTTGTGTTAGCATAAACTTCTACACTAGAAGCTGTAACTACATAAACAGGAGGTATAAGAGCACCATTCCAATAATAAGATTTACTTTCACTTTTATCAATGTAAATAACATTTGCTGAACCAGTAGGTGGAAAAGCTGAGAAAGTAGCATATACTTCTACACTAGAATTTCCTGAGAATGGAACTAAGTTATCAGTATCATTCTTATACCAATATAATTGAGCAGCACCACCTCCTGTAGGAGCAATAATAGCAAACATTCCTATCTTCCTAAAACTTTTTCCTACAGAAGCATAAGCTGTAGCCAAATCAGGAAAAGGTCCCCATTTAGCATCTAAAAGTTTAGGGGAAGAAGAAAATATATTATCATTTAAGTTTATTGCCATATCAACTATTTCTAAATTGTAAAGCCCCTACTGTATTTGTTGAGTAATCAGAGATATATGTCATATATTCTACTGTCCAATAATTATCTGGAGAAGAAACTTCAATAAGATTTGGAGCATTAATAAAGTCTCCAGATCCTCCTATGTTACCATTGTTTATAGTATCTCCATACCACTTAGTCTTCTCAGTATATGCATCTGCATGAGCAAACCATACATACTTATCACTAGCATTAAAGGTAATAGTAATAGTTCCATCAGCTTTAGTAAGAACTTTATTAGCATCTCCTGCTTCAATAATATCTCTAATCTCAATATCTGTTAGTTTTGTAGTAGATGTTCCATAAAAAAATGGATATATACCATCTATTTGTGTAGAGTTTGAAGTAAAATCATTATCTTCTAATTGTGGAGCATTAATACTTCTTAAAGCATAAGGTCTAGTATCTTCTACTCCTTGAGAATCAAACTTCCTAGCTCCTTGATCATAATTACCTTTACCTGTCCAAGAAGTTACTCCTATAGGTACATTAAAAGTTTGGGCATAAGTTAAGGTGGCAGTAAGTCCTGGAGCAGGAGAAGATGAAGTTATTTCTGTAGCTCCTTGATAAAGACCAAGATATGTAAAATTACCGGCATCATTCTTAGTACCTACTATTGTAAAGTTATTAGTAACTTCATTGCCTACTTCTTGAATTTCAGTAAGAGTATCTGTTATTGTAATAGTAGGAATAATATAAGTAGGAAGATTAGCTGGGAATAAAATCTCATCAAGAACTTCTACTATAGTTTTATTCTTCCAAACTGCAGCAGTTTTAGAAGTAAGCTTATTTATTGTTTGTGAGGGAGTACTATCTGCAATTAAGGTATTATACTTGGTTTGTAAATTAGATGCTAAATTAAATTCTAAACCGGTATTTGGTTCTAGATTTATTTGAGTGTATGTAGTTCCTCCTGAAAAAAGATCACTAAATATTTGATAAAGAGTTTTATCTGCAAAATTATATCCTGCAGGTATACCACCTAAAGCATTTTGTGCAAGAAGATTCTCAAAATATAACTGCCTACTCTTCATACCAATATGTGATTACTACAGTGTCATTACTCTCAATATTATAACCAAATAGCTGAGAAGGTGAGTATGTTACTGAGTTAGCATTGTAATCAGTATATCCTGTATAATCTACACCATTGATAGTAAATGCAGAGAAGTATTTAATATTTTTAGTGGGTGTAAATGAAGTTTGAGAAGAATTAAGTGGTTTAATAGCCTGATTTCTATCAGGAGTTACTGGTTGCAAAGTAAAAATATCTGTCCACTGCTTCATTTCTTTCTGAGTTACTTCATCAGGAGGATTAATTACATTATTCATCATAAAGTAATTAGGCCACTCATCATCTTTAACAGTATACGAATTCAAGTTAAAGAGAGCTACTATTGGTTTTATATTCATATTACATTCTCTAAAGTTAGAGATAACATCATATATCTTATAAGTAACCCAATAATAATCTGCAGTTCTAACTAATCCTGAACGAGAATCATAATCTTTTTGAATCCAAATAGCAGACAAATAATCAATAAGAATTCTCATCATGCCTGTTTTATTATAACCAGACATGCATATCTTACCATAACTTTCTGAGTATATAGAGTCTTTTAAAACTTTAGAAATTTCTTTGTAATATAATTTAACAGCTTTATCTCTAATTAATTCTAACTCAGTTGGATAATAACAAACATTTGGTTCATCTTCTCCTATTTGAGGAGCAGTTGGAGTAAATAAATAACTAGCTTTAGATGTAGGTGTAAATAAATATTTAGTATAAAAACTTAATGGTTCAGTAATAAAATACTTAATTTTTGCTTGTGGTGTAAAAAAGTATGCTACACTATTATTAGTAGGTTCACTAATAATATAAATAGGAAATCCAGTACCATTGTTATCACCTAAAGCCATAGTTAAACAAGTCTATTAAAAAAGTTGGAATAATTTGCTGGAACTTTTGCACCAGAAAAAATAGTATAATAAGGAAGAAGTTCATTAATTTCAATAGCATAAACACTATTTTTTAATAAAACATCTGAAAATTCACCATAAGGATTTACAAAATATGCTACCCAATATGGAAAATCATTAACTGTTGGAAAAACTGCCGGCAATAAAATTTCTCCTTCTTCTTGATCAACTTCTATAGCTATAGCACTTTTAACAGAGTTAGTTCTTTTGATAGTGCAAGAAATAATTTCTTGTTCTTCATCAGAAATTCTATCCTCATCATATTTATATTTGCTAGAAACTCTTTTTAGTTTTATCAAATCTGTATATGCAGTTCCTCCACTTGATGGTACAACAATTTGAGTTGATGAATTTGCAGAATTAGAACTACCTTGAACATTTAAGTAAGGATAAAGTATTCTTTGATTATTAGATTTTTCAACACTAATAAGAATATAAAACCCTTCAGTAACATCAATTGAAATTCCTTTACCATTCCAAGAATTTCTGTAATAATAAATATCTTGATATGGAGTATCAGGAGTATTTACCTTACTTAATTTATATCTTTTACCTTGAGTATATTCAGCACTTCCTGAATTATATACTGCTGTAATTTTACCTGCTATATTTAAATCATTAAAATCATCTCCATAAAATAACATATCATTATTTACAAGATCATTACTAGGATAATCAAATGTAAATGGAATTATAGTTCCCTGTTCCCATGAAGTTGTAGTACTATTATATACATATGGTGTATTTTCATTAACTACAACATATTCAAGACCATTAGTAGGAGTTAGAATACCAGCAAGATCTCCAAAAGTAGCAACAGCACCATCATAGTTATCAATATTAAAAGCTTTAATATATCCATCAATAATATAAGCTTTACCAGAAGATTGTGGATCAAGATTCCATCCAGCTAAACCTGTAGCTCCTGCTCCAATTGGTTCTTCTGTACCAATAGCATGCAACAAATTATTCTCAAAAAAACTACTAGTAAAATTACTTAAGTTTTCAGTTGGATAAGTTCCATTAAATTGTTTATCAGAACTAGGAGCAAAAGATGTACCATCCCAGTTATCCATATTACCATTAACTCCAAAAGCTGCTTTTGTCTCAGGAGTATTCTTAAATATAAGAATTTTTGAAAATTGTTTTAAAGCCATGTTTTTTATATTTTATATTTTTAATATTGTTATCCACCTGGTGGTAATGTAGGAGTTATTTCTAATTTCCTAACAGGAATTTGATCATCTATTTCTATTTTATAAGTTGTGTTTTTTAATATAGAAAAAGATGTAAGTCCATAAGGATTAATAAGATACACACTCCAATAAGGAATATCTGATGCAGATATTGCATCACTCTCAGAAGGAATTGTAAGTTGTTGAGAAAGTGTACTTATTGGTGTAATAGTGCAAGGAATAGAATCTACATATGAAATTTGTGCATTAGTAAGACCATCTGTAGCATTACTAATAGTACTTATTGGTACTATTGCAAAGTATTTTGGATTTATAATATTATTTCCAGATGCATTTCCTCCATATGCAAAATAATCATCTGATACAGAAGTTACTGTAGGATTTATATAAGGAATTGAGTTATGTAATTCAAAACTTTCATCATCATCATAATCAGAATTTTGTATTAACATATAAAAAGAACTATTCTCACCAAATGGTAATCCTACAGAATTTTTACTGAGATGATAGATATTTTTATTTGCATTATTAGCTCCTAATCCTCCATAAATAACATTTTGAGGAACACTTTCAAGAGTTACTATTGTTGCAGAATTTATAACTTTAATTTTGCCTAATATATTTAAATCTTTTTCTTCTCCTCTTTGAACAAATAAATAATCTCCAACTTCACAAGAAGTGAAAAATCCACTCTCAGATGAGGTTATAGTACCATTAGAATTAATAGTAGCAGTATTTACATTTTCTCCTAATTTAACAGGCAATTTAATTTCATAATCATCTGAAAGAGTTGTTAAATCTACAGGAGTGGCATTATCAAAATCATAATTTGGAAATGTTTCTGAAAAAACATTATTAGTAAAAGCAGCTGTTGTTTCATCATTAACAACAAAATACTTTACACCACTTATATATCTTAAATATGCCATAACTTATTTTAGTTATACGAGACTCTATTTAACAATTACATTTTTTAGTTCCTGCTTGATCTGCACATCCATCACAAAGTAACTTAAGTTCTGCATACAACTCATTAGCATCATAAATAGCTGCTAATACTCCATCAATATCTGTACTTTTATATTGTATCTCATATACCCAGTCCTTATCAAGAAGTTTTTTCCAAGTTTCATAGATAGGAATAAGACGCAAAGCTTTTTGATAAAGTACTTTATCTAACTTACATGTATCACAAAGATGATCATCAAGAAGAACTTTCTTTTGTAACTCAAGAACACAATTCTCTATCTCACAAAAATTTATTATATATCTATGTAAATTATCAGAACTTACTTTATAAATACCATCTACATCAAATGTTATCTCTTCAAAACTTAAAGGTACAATAGTTACAGTTTTTAAAACTCCAGTTGAGTTGTAATTTGAGATAGTAAAAGTTAAAACTTCATTTTTATAGTTGTATATTCTATACTTACCGCAAGACATTCTTCTAATTTTCCAACTTCCACAAATAGGAAATACAACTTCTTTAGTTACTGTAGTAGTATAATTAGTTACAGCTGCTACAAGTTTAACCATAGTTAATTTTTCAGGCTTCCATAATCCTTTTTCTGTATTAAGAGAACCATAATAATATTTTTCTCTTAAATACTCACTTATAAATAAATCATTCTCAGCAGGATTTTCATCTGCATAATCAATAGCATCATCATTTAAATCTGGAGTATCTGAAACAGAACCTTGAAGTTCCCATACATAAGTATTGGTATTAAAATAATAAAGAGAGTATCTTATATTAAGATTAACATTTGATGGTAAAATATGCAAGTTTTCATCATTATTAAAACAATTAAAGTTTAAATTTTGTAATAAGATACTTGCATTTTCATTAATTTGTAAACAAGAAATAGTTGGTAAATCAAAAGTAGGTTTATATTCTTTAACAATAAAAAGTACTTCTAAAGACTCTTCTAAATTAAGATCTGGATTAATTGCTTTGTAAACTACTTTATATTCAACATCTTCTGAAGATGCTTCTGAAAAAGTATAAGGATAAAATAGTCCAGGAAGCACATTATTATAAATAAAAATAATTTCATTATTCTTATAGATATAAGCTTCAGCTCTTACATTATTCTCAGGAGTAATAATTAAATTAGGTTCAGTAATATCAAGATACTCAAAAGCAAATCTTATTGTATAAGATGCTGGATCTTGAGTTTCTGAGTGAGTTGTTTGAGAATCAGCTAATAAAAAAATTCCTGGGTCATTAAGAGTACTATGTATAATTTCTTGATGACAATTTCTTAAAGTAGTTTCAATTTTAATTGGATATCCTTCTGGAATAAATTCTAAATTAATAGTTTCAACAAGTTGATCTATATCATCCCATTCTACAAGACTATAAGTTTCAGTATTAATATCTACCCATAAACCATTTATAAGATGATATAAAGTATGTGAAATTGATGGAGTATAACCTCCTACTGTAGGACATGCATTATTATTTAATATTAAAGATGCCGGATAGTATGAATATGTAGTTTCTGGATCTAAGATTGTAGAAGTAAAATTAACTGTAAATCCACCATCATAACCAGCTATATAATCATATCCATTACCTCCTTCACTATTAGATAATGTATCATCTATAACAATCCAACCTGTTGTAGGAAATACAGTAGGATCTGTACTTGGGTTAGTAAAATAACAATAAGGATAATCTGATAAAACACATAATCTCCAATAATTAACAGATGGATCAGTAGTTGCATCATTATCAGGATCTCCCCAACCACTTCTATTTCCAGGAGCTAGAAAGTAAGCAATACCATTAAAAGCAGGGTTTCCTACAGGTGCTAAATAATAATTAAATGTACCTGGTTTTGGAGTATGCATACCATCATCACCACCGCTAATTCCAGAAGGAGTTACTGCAACAGATGTTTTTACATAAGTTCCATTTAAATCACTCCATTGAGTACCTGTTGGATTTCCCCAACCTTCAATATCAACAATAAATCCGTCACCATTATTAGCAATACCACTAACTATAACATTACCATTTGGATCTTCAAGACCTCCACTAGTCCAATTCCAATCAACATTAATTTGATATTCTTGAATAAGAATAGGTTCATCAAATTTATAAACCCATGGATTAAGAGGATCTACAGGTGCAGGATCAAGTAAATAATATTCTACTCTATAAGTTCCTGGTCCCAGTTCATTAGTATATGGGTAAGTTGTATCTTGAAGTAAATCTGAAATAACAGTTATTGGTTCTGTACCAGATTGTTCATAAATTTCAACTTTTAATGGTGCTTCATTATTAGTATCATCTAAGAAACTATATGTAAAATTATAACTTCCTACTACTTGTTCAACTGTTGTTGCTATTGCCATTATCTTCTGTATTTAATTCTTTATCTTTAGTAAATCTTCTTACACCAATTAATGTACTACTAGCACCTGTAAGGATTGCTGCTTGTGTATATATATCAACATACCCTGTTATTCCATGAAATACACAGTAAGTTCCTACACAGTACAAAATTAATGCTGTTAATCCATACAAAAAACCAAATAGAAGCCCTAGTGAGGATTTACCCTTACTATTGTTAAGTGCCTCTATAAAGCTAAATGTTTTAAGATTAAGCATAAACCTTATACGAGGTTATCTTTGCAATCTAAGATGTATAAGTATACCTAATATTGTAATTAAGAATAATCCTGCTAAGAACCAAAACTCTTCATGATTCCAGAACTTATCTCCCGGAAGTACAGTTTGAGGACAAGGTGCTTTATACTTAGCACTAAGAGTAGTATCATTAGGAACAATGTTTACATGTACACCTAAACTATCTTGAGTAATTACTGCTCTATATAAGTTATCTTTAACTACAATACTATCCTTAATACACTTATAATTATCTAGAATCTTATGAGCAATCTCTTTAGCTAAAGCACTATCCTTACATCTTTCTATAATCTTTTTATAAATCTTCTCTCTAATAATAGAGTCTTTATATAAAACTACAGTGTCAATCTTAATAAGAGGATTTTGAATTGTAACTACAGTTTCAACAGTATCTACTTTTCTAAATTGAGGAAACTCAGCATAAATCTTTCTAAGTTTCCTCTCATGTTTATCTATATCTCTGATAGCATTTTGCTCATCAGATTTAAGAAGCCTACAAGAAGCAAGCCATATAACAAAAAGTAGACGTGCTATTTTTTTTACTTGACTCATACTCATTATACGGCTTACCTACTTGCTCCTTTAAAATCATTATATTGTACATGTGGAAATAGATCCTCATAAGGATTATCAAGAGGATTAAGTTTAGAGATAGGTTGTAAAATCTTTAAATCTCCTTTCTTAAATCTACCATAATCTCTATCATACTGTTTCCAGATAGAGATATTACCCTCATCATCTTCTTCAAAATCAAATACAATACCAACTATTTTAGCTAATTGTGTAGCTGTACTAGCAGCAGCAAATGGTTGATTTACAAGTCTGCTTTGATCTGAGAAACCAAACCCTGGAATATAAGTACCAATATCAGCTCTTAATCTAGCAAGTTGATAAATAAGTTCCCAATGTATAAGGTTCTCAAATCTTGAGTGTTCATTGTCATCCCAATCATCATCATCAGCACCAGCAAGAGGTAAGAACAATAAACCTATACTTGCAAAAGCTACTCCATCTACAAGACCTCTCCATACACCTTCTTTCTCTATCTCATTTAAGTTTTTATAATTAGCAATAAGATTAGGAAGGTTTTTTATCTTAACTACATTATTCCATACAAATTCCCCAAATGCTCTATAATAACCTAACTCTACTGAGCCAGCTTCTAGATCCATTCTATATTTGTTATTACCCTTTTGAGTCATACCTGACCATTTAGTTCTAAATGTAGGTACAATATATTTTCTAAATTGCAAAAACAATCTAAAGAGAGATTCATCTTGGTGATACAATCTATCAGATTCTGAGTAGACACCATTATTAGCCTTATTCAACTCATGTAAAGTTCCTAAGAAATTATCAGGAAGTTTATCTACTTCAAACATACCATTCTCAGGAACCTCAACACCCCATTTTTCTAATAGAGCTAACATAGATACAGCTTGTATTTGATGTTCAGCAGTATTGTTTAATGAGAATGCTGTATTAAATCCAAAAGTATCTTGGAAAGTTTGAAAGTCATTACCAATTTCATCCTTAAATCTACCTTGAATAGCATCTAAGGTAATGAGCATGTTATTGAGTTTTTCCTTATCAGTAGCAATAAGATCTACATATTTTCTATGAGCTCTCCATAACTCTTTAGTAGTAAAGTTTCTACCACCAATAGCCTCAGATAAGAGAGCGTAGTTACCAATAATTAAGTTATTAAGTGCTGAGGAAGGTTTAATAAGCATTCTAGTAAGTGCAGTAAATTTGCCCATATAATCAAATACTCTATCCCACCATTCATTACTAGCTCTGGTTTCTCCATAGAGAACCTGGTTAGCATACTTCTTAATAACCTCAACCCTTCTATTAATTTTACTCTTACCTTCCCCATCTTCTCCAATAGGTTTATTCTTCTCAAGAACTGTAGTTAAGTTTTCTACACTACCAATAACATCATTCTTAGCTTTATACATTTGAACATCATTAGCCCAGAGTAAAAATGATTGCATAATATTATCAGAGCTTTCACTAACATCAAGAATTCTTGTATACCCAACTGGAATATTCTGATAAGGTTCTCCATTAAGTTTAGTAAAAGTCTTTTTATCTTTCTTTCTTAGTTCTTGAGCATCATTATATTTACCTCTATTACTAATAGTTTTAGAGAGATCTTTTAACATGCTTTGTTCATAAAACACAGGAACTACTCCTTTTAGTTTTAAATGTTCAGGAAGTAAATTATTTTTCTCATCATATATTCTTTTAACCTCATTATAAAGATCTATAACCTCTTGAGGTTCTTTCATTAAGTTTTCATAATCTTCAGTTAAAAATATCTTCTTACCAGTATCTGGATCTACAGATTCTTTATTAGGTTTATAGAAATTACCTTTATAGTTATAATATACTATAGCACCATCTTCTGTAACATACTTAAAAGAATTAGGAGTTTCCTCACCTGCTTTATAAAAATTATTAAGATTCTCAAGAAACTTAGGAACATTATTTTTTCTAAGTTTCTCCATCATCTCATTCATTTGAGTAAAAGAATAATTAATAGCTGTCTTTTTTTGATAGGCATTAAGGCTAGCTAATATATTTTTCTTCTCAGTAAAGAGAGCATTTCTTTCAGCAGTATTATCAGTAACTGCTATTCTATCATTAATACTTCTTATTTGAGAAGTAAAACTTCTTACAGTATCATAATATAATTGTAAATCATATTTCTCAATAAATACTCTAACATTCTTAGTAACTTTTTGTATAGTAGGTTGTCCATCAACTATAACTTCTTCCTCAGTTTCCATCTGTTTGATGGTATAAAACTTCTTATAAACTTCTTCCATCTTAGCACCGGTAGCTGCTACTTTCTTAAAGAAAGGAAGTAAGTTCTTTTCAAGATTAATATGGTTTTCTTTAGCATATTGTAAAACCTTTTTTACAGCCTTACTAAAGAGACCAGTAATAATATCATTAGCATTAGCTACAGGAACACCATAAGAATTTAGAAAATCTAAATCTTTAGTAGGTTGTCTAAGTTCTTGTATTAATCTTTCCTTAGTCCATTCTTTTTCACCAATCAAAAGAAGTTGAGAATTAAGTTTCTTAGGGAAACACATCCACAACCAATCAGCTATATTAGGAATAGCTACCTCATAATACATATTATCAGCAGAATCAATCTCTAAAGATAGCCCACCAGCTTTATCTTTTAACTCTTGAGAACTATCAGATTCAGCAATCTCAAAAGCCATTTTCTTAAATACCATCATGCTATCTACATAATCCTTTAAGAAAGAAAGCTTAGACAATCTCTTATTAACCTCCTCAATCTTTTCACTTTCAGTCATACTATCAAGATCTTTATCAGATTCTGAAAGATTTCTCATTAAGGCTTTACTCTTATTAACAGATTCCTGTAATAGTTTCATAAACTTAATAAGATCTACAGTGCCTTTGTAAGTATCTAAATGAGCTACTGCTTGTTGCAAAAGAGCAATTCTATCAAGTTGAAATTGAGATTTAGCATTCTTAGAAAATCTTTTTATTTGCTCCTCAAGAATACTCTTCATCTCAGAAGCTCTTTGAAAGATTCTTCTTTCATAGTTTTCTTTATCTATATCAGCATACTTAAGATTATAGATAGTACCATCAACATCAAGAACAGTAAAGTTATCTCCTCCTATTTCTGCTACAGTACCAGAGTACTCTAATCCATTACTAGAGACTGTAACTGTTTTACCTACTGCAAGATTGCTTTTAAAAATTGCTTGTTCATGCACTTCATATTTTCCAGGAACAGCTTTACTAACTACATTATCAAATCTAAATACTCTTTCAGTACCATCAGAATATTTACCTACAAAAGTATTATCATCAACACTTAATATTTCTATATCTTTATTAGAGATTTCTCCAGATGTTCCCTCACTCCAATAATTAAAGTTAATAGTACCTCCAACTTGTAAAGAAGTATCTAAAGCAACTCTAAATTGTTCTATTTCTAAAGAGTTAAGAGTATTAGCAGGTTTTGGTTTAAACTTAGGTAACTGTTTTTGAGAAGTTGTAAATAAATCTGAGATATACTTATCTGTTTGAACAATCTTAGATTGAGGTATATTTTGTAAAGCTTGATTAATATTAGCTTTCCATTGTTCAGTTTCACCTTCTGTATAATCATCTCTTTGCTTAGCTCTTTCTACAAAAGTTTCATCTGAAATATTAATTACTTTATCAAAATCATTAGCAAATTCTCTAAGCATAAGCATATCAGATACAAGTAATCTTTTACCTGTAGCTTTACTTTCTTCTTTAGCTTCAGACCAAAGTTGTCTTATTTCTTCTTTCCACAACTCAGGATTAGAGTTTCTCCATTCATTTCTTGCTTTAAACCCTTCAGGAAGATTATATTTTTTATTAATTCTTGATTTATAATCAGAATCAAAATCAATAATATCTTGGTTAGTTTGTCTTAAAAAAGTTTTACCAATTCCTGGATGCCCCCAAATAATTTTATCATTTGGTGCAATTTTAAATTTAGGTAAACTCTCAGGAGCTTCAATATTATCAACAGACTTGTAAGGTTCAGCATCATCATTAGAAATAATATCTCCTTCTGGAGTCATCCACTGATTAGGACCAATTTCAGTTATTCTAGGAATAAAATCTTTATTATAACTCTCATTAATAACTTTTTTAATATCTTCTTCTACTACAACATCTACTGGTTTTTTAACATTAACTACCCATAAGTTATCTTTTACTTGTTTAGGTTTATAAACAACACCATTAGTATAAAAACTTTTTAAGCGTTCATAAGTATCATTAGCTTGTTGTTCAGTATTTGTATAATTCTTACCTTTATTCTCATTCCATTGTCTTAACTGTGCAGCAAAATTAGGATTAGATTGAGGGCTCATATAATATTCTGCCTCATACTGTTCTTTTTGATAGTCTGAGTATAAAGCTGCATTCTCAAGAATATCACTTGCTACAATAAATGCTTGTCTATAAATACTATCTTTTTCTGAGATATTAAATAAGGATAGAATATAATCAAATACTTCTTTAAGTATAGAACTTTTAGATTTATCAATAGCTGGTATCTTAATAAGTTCTTTAATAAAAGCACTATCTGAGAATAATGCTACTATAAACTCATCTAAGTTTTTTAATGCATAAGTACCTTCTCCTGTTTTTGGATTAAATTCAGGAAACATAGGTTTAAGATACTCATATATCTCATTAAATTTTTGAGTATTTTCATTATCAGATCTTAAAGCTCCATAAGTTAAAGAGTGCATTACCTCATGAATAATAGTTGGTTCTTCACCTTTACCTCTAAATCTAGCAAAATTGTTAATAAGAATATTATTATTTTTTCTAGAGTAAATACCAGCAATTCCAAGTTTTAAATCACTTCCTTTAATTGTAATATTATTTACTATACTTATTGGACAATCATTAATTCTATTTACATAAGGTAATAAATGCTCAGCTACTTTATTAAGTGGATGAGAAGATTTTGCAATTCTTCCTAAAACTGTTGAAGTTGGTAAAGACCCTTTAGAAGGTTGATCATAAAAATATTTTATCTTAAGAAAACTATCATATCCTCCTTGAGAAACTGTTGGAAGTATTTCTTCTTCAGAAATTTCATACTCACTCTCAGGTACTTCTCCTTGATACTTAAAAAATAAATTATAAGCTTCAGATTCTCCTCTTGCAGCTACTAAATTTTTCCAACTCTTAGTTCTTTTATTTGGGCAAACTATCATAGCATGTCTTTAACATTGTGCTCAAGAGTAATCATTACTTCCTTAGAATCACCAAAGGTTTCCATTTGATCTACAAAAGTTTGAGCCTTATCAAGTTCTTCTACTTGCTCAGCACAGTACTTCATACCTAGAGTCATAGTTGGAAAATCATCTAGACTAGCAGCAAGCTTAGTAAGCTCATTACACTGTCTAGTAATTTCTTGCTCATGCTCAAGAGTCAACTCTAGAATATCTTTTAAAGAGTTGAACTCATAATCAGGAGCAGGTAACTTAGTTAACTCTGGTTGCACACCAAAAGCAAGAAGATGGTCTTTAGCAAATTTTGCATGTCCAAGTTCTTCACTTGCATACTTGTAATACAGTGCTGCAAAGTTCTTAAACCCTTTATCATCAAGCCATAAAGCAAACTGCTCATATACTCTTGAAGATGCTTCTTCTTGTTGAATTCTATAATTTAAAGCATCAACTATTTTCTTATTTAATTTCATAATTTTATCCTTTACAAATATCTTGAATTAATGTTGCTTTTCTTTCATCAGACAACTCCATAAGTTCTTCTACGGAATTGATACCTACAGATTCTAAAGCAATTTTATACTGCTCAAAGTTATTAGAAATTTCATCAATTACCTCATTAGCTAAGGTATTTGTTTGAGGTCTAACTTTCATCTTAGGTAAATCAGATGGATTAAAACTACTTAAATTTAATGATTTTAAAAATTCTTCTTTTCTTCTTTCAAGTTCATCCTGCTGAGCTTTAAGTAAAGCATCAGCAGTTTCATCTGGTTTATTAAAAGTTTCTTCTGCAGATATTACCGGAACTACATTAGGTTGTACAGGAGGATTAGAGATAGCATTATTTTCTTTACCTTCCTCATCACCAGAATCTAAATCAACATCTGGAAAATCATCCATTCTTACAGGATCATAATCAAATGCACCTTTTACATTTTCTGATTCCTCACTATCTATAGCTCCATAGTTAGCTCCAGTTCCAGGGCGAGTATCTTCTTTAAGTGCTTTTATAGCTTTATCAACAATTTCTTTATATTGATTATAAGGATATTGTTGTGCCATAACACTAGGAAGATAACCTCCATTAATAACATCAAGTTTTTTATAAATTATTCTACTAACTTTAACACCTTCTTTTAAGAAAGAGTCAACATCATTCTCATAAGATTCCTTAATATATATTCCTTTGCTTTGAAACATAAGTGGAGATATTATATCATAAGCATTGATAGAAGAATCTGCTTCAATAATATAAACATCTTCATTATTAATAATTTTACTAACAGGAGTAATTTCTAAAGTTTCTCCTTCTTGAGGTTTATATAAAAACTTAACTCCTTTAAGATTATTAACAAATCTTGCATTTCTATTATCACTAAAGAAATACTTAGCAAAGTTTCCAATTAAGGTAGTATAGTTATTATAACCAGTATGATATACAAGTTTTTGTCTTACTGTCTTAGGTTCTTTAACACTAATACCTCTTTCTTTAAGATATTGTAAATCTCTTTTTTCTTGCTCAGTTAAAACTGAATCTTCAATTTCTTTAATAATAGGCTCAAGATACTCAGTATACATTTGGTTATAAGTACCCAAGTATCTAGCTCTTATCTTACTAACTACTGAACCTTTTAAGTATCTATAATTATCATGTACAGCTACATGTGCTAAAACTTGATAAGCAAAATTCTTAATTTCAGAATCACTAGATGATATCATTCTATCAAAGCTATCTACAATATTCTGTTCTTCATCAGGAGATAAGTTAGTAAAGGTATCTATACCTACTCTTTTAAATGGATATTTAATAGTAGGGTTTTGAATTTCAAACATCTTACCTATAGTATAAGAATCTAATTTATTCTTAACTTTATCATAAGCTTCAGTAATAGCTGTACCATTTAAGATATTTTCATCCCAAAGATCAATTCCTCCAAGTACATTCTTTTCTTTATGTTTATTAAAAAACATATTAATAGCTAAGAAATCTATAAAAGATTTATTAAGAGATGCTTGAAATCTTTTAGAAAGATAATCATCTCCTTCTTTATCAGTACTTCTAACAATAGAAGTAGTTAAAGAATTTGTATTATTATTGTAAGCAATAATTTTATTACCTACTCTAGTAGCAAGTTTACCGGAAATATCATTTACAGTATTTATAAATCCATTACTAGTAATATTACTTGGAGCAAATGAGAAACCATCTTTACTAATATTATTATATGCTGTACTTAATTTACTAATCTCAAAACCTTCTTTACCTATAGTTTTATTAAAGTTAAGTAAAGTATTTACTTGGTAAGCATCTTTAGTGATATTACTAATCTCAAGATAAAGATTAGCAATAGTATATTGTACATTAAGTCTATGTTTATCTTTATCACTTATATTACTAATATCTTTAGCATATAATAATTCCTCAATTCTTTTATTCTCATCCCATGTAGAAATACTATCTACAATATCAGCATCTGTTAGACTTACAATCTCAAGACCTTTTTTCTGTAAGTCTTCTTCAATGTATTTCTTAATAGCTTTAGGATTATCTCTAAACTCTTGATACTCATAAACACCTTTATCTGGAATGCTTAAAAGAGAAGATATCTTTCTAGCTGCAGGAGTTTGTAGAATTGCTGAGATTCTATTTATACCCATGCCTAACATAGCCATTGTAGATATCTCAGAGATATTCTTATCTGTAATATTAAAGAGAACCAAGGTTTGATCTTTAGCATTATCCACAGTAATGGATACCATGTTAGAGAGGGTATTAAACTTAAGAGCATTCTCAGTCTTAGTTACAAAACCAATTTTACCATCCTGCATTATAAAATCAAAATCACTCTCAAACTCTGAGGCACTATCAAACTCTAATCCAGAGTATAATGATTTTAGTTTAGCAGCTAAAGTACTATCTAAAACAACACCATTCTTTTGTAGAAATGCTGCTACCTTATTTATATTAGCTGCACCTCCAATAGCTTTACTACCTGTAGAGATTTTCTTATACTCATTAAGCATGGTATCTTGTCCAGAGTAAACTACATAATCTTTAGCTTCCTTGTTAGGATTAGGATAACCTGCGTCTAAGAAATAAGCAGTTTTATTTTCTTTCTCATTTCCACTGTAAATCTCCTTCATAAAATCTTTAGCAGGAGTATTAATTAAGTCTACACCTTCTTTAGAAGTAAGGAGTTTTAATCTTAGTTCTAGTAATTTATTAAAATTACTTTCTGGAATAATAGCATTTACAGATTTAGTTCCATCAGGATTCTTTAATCCTTGTACATAACCTGGAAGAAAAATCTGTCTTTGAGGATCATCTTTATCTCTAATAAGTTTAATAGCTTCAGTACTAGATCTTCTATTAACATCATTCATTTCCTCTTTCTGAAAAGCTAAATCATTATTAACAGCTTTAATCTCAGTAAGTAAGGAATCTTTTTCAGCATAATACTTATCTCTTTCAGCAGGAGAAGATTCTTTAATAGTATCAGAAATACTTCTAAGATCATTTAATTTTTTACTAATAGAATATTTCTTTCTTTTAAGAATCATCATCTGATGTTGAATAGATTCTTTCTCTTCACTATTTAATTTAGATGCTATCTCCTTAACTATCTTATTACTGTTAATAGATTTTTCATAGGAGTATACATCATCTTCATACATTTTAAACTTCTTAACTTTATTTTCTACAGTATGATAAACACTTGGTTTATGGATATATAAACTATCCACGTCATAGTCAGCTCCAGAGATTTTAGTAATTTCTGCAGGTGCTATAATTGTACTACCATAACTAGCAGGTAAAATATCAACAATCTTAATTGGTATCATAGAGTGTTGAGCTTGTGTAGGAATCCTGTAACCTACTGCTGTAGATACTTTCTCAAATAAGGTTGGATCATTTTTCTTTAAATCATGCCACTCAGAGATGGTAAATCCCATCTGATTAATGTATTCCTCAGATACAATAACCTCAGCATAAGGTTTAGATTCTGTAGCCCATGAAAGTCTTCTAGTAGAACATTTGTTTTTATCTTCTTTAGATAAGTTGTTATACTCATAAGTACTAATTGTTTTATCTCCAAAAGTTATAACTCCTTTAGTCAAGGATGTTAGGAGAGTACACTTATTACCAGGAACTTTATGAGATGCAATATTATTGTTATAGTAAGACATAACATATTGCTCAAACTTATTCCTAATCATAGGCATGTTACTAGAGATTTTCATAGTTCCTGTTACAGGATCTTTCTCAAAGAATTCCATAATCCTATCACTAAGTGCAGAACCTTCCATAGCTGCTTGCACATATTCCATAAAAGGATCATAAGTTTCTCCATTAATGTTAGCAACTAACTCTCTACCAAAGAACTCAAAGCCATAACTTTTAAGTTCAGAAACAAGAGCATCCATTTGCTTAGAAACATCACCACCAAAATCTTTAGAAAAGTATGCATCAATAAGTTGTAGTAACTGAGTACCATCTTTAATCTTTTCTTTACCAGATGGGTTTTCTTGTTGTAAGCGATAATCTTTATATCTAAAGTCTAAAGTCTTACCAGCAAAACTTTCTGTTTGTACATCTACCTTACTATTAACATTTTTCTTAATTGCAGATTCTGCAAAGATGGCTTGTGGGCCATTTTCTTGCTGCATCTCATTAAGCATTTTCCAGCTATCTACTGAGGAAGGTAGAGGTAGATAGTATTTCTCATTAACTACATCTTTTACAGCAGTATACTCTACACCATTAACAGTTATTTTATCTCCTTTATTTGCAAACTGTGAGCTCATATATCTTGTTATAGGAGCTACAGCAGTCTTAATATAATACTCTTCTCCATAACCCACAGTCTTCTCAATTTTAAGAAGAGCATCATCATCATCATGAAGATCAATATAATCTCTATCATCTTCTAAGTGAGCTTTAAGAAGCAAATAATTCTCATACTTCTTATCACTTACTCCACCTGTAGACATATCAGTATTAGAGATTACTCCTCTTCTAAGAAGTCTATTTATCCTCTCAGATATACTCTCATATCCTGCAGCATCAGTAGAGTTAGCCCCCTCAATATCTATATCTTTAATAACACCAAACTTAAAGTTTCCTTCTCCATGATTAGGACCAGATGCTAGTACACCAGCACCCCTCTTAGTAATATCTACATACCCTTTAAATTCTGCAAGATTAGGAGTAATTTGAGCAAGAACTCTACTTCTATTCATATACTGATTAAGAAGAAAGTTTCTCATATACTTATTAGCTTGCTCCTCAGTTAAGTTATTATCATTAGTAGTTTCCTTTAAGAAACTCATCTTATTGATGTTAAACTCTCTGAAATACTTATCCATATTCTCAGCTTGTTTAGAAAGCATTTTTTCTAAATCTTCTAAAGTTACTGGATTTTGTGAGATAATCTTTTCATTAGCATATGGAAGATTAGTATACTGAAAACCTCTTGGAAGTTGGTCTCTTGTAATATCATCTTTCATAAATCTCTCAACAAGTGAGAGAGTATATTCTCTTGGAGATAATTTATTATTAGGATCTTTAAGAATATGATATCCATCAATTAATTTAATATCTTCATCTTTCTTAAGAGATTCTAATGTTTCATTAATTCTAATAGCTTGTCTATCTACTTCCTCATTTAAGTATTTAAGAATATTTTCTATAGGATCTGCAGCATGATTATATCCTTGAAATACAAAGTTAGTACTCTTAGATTCCCACTGTTGAATAAAGAAATAAGGTGTAAATTCTTTATCAACATCTCCTTTCTTATAGTAATTATTATACAAACTAAAAGTTGTATATAAATAAGTAACAGGATCAAGGTCTGAGTAAGTGTGAGAATTATCTCCAAATTGTGAACCTGAGAATGTTCCAAAAGTCAAGTTAGGTAAGTTTCCTTCAGCAGCTCTTTTCTCAGGTTTTCTTGTATCCAACTCAGGAAGATAAATTTTAGTAATCTTCTCAAGTAAGTGTGAGTTATTAATAATAGAATACTGAGTTTTATCATCAGCATTTTTATAATTTAATTCTCCCAAATCTAATCTTCTTTCAATATTAAATGCAGCTAAACTTTCAAGAACATTTCTATTTGCCTCAGAAGAAAATACTTTATTAAAATCTCTATTCTGTAAACCACCCTTAATTATTTTATATAATTTATTAAGAACTTCTTGTGCATTAGGATCAGTATAAACATCTTGTTCAATATTAATACCAAGACCTTTACCAATATCTTTAAGATCTTTAACTACCTCAGAATTAATTTCTTTATTAAAACCTTGATTTCTCCATAAATTCATTTGAGCATAAAGATGGTTCTTCATATTAACTGTAATTACTTTAGAACCACTATTTCTAGTGTTAACAGTATCTACAACTTGAAAAGACTTTACAAACCTTTTATCAAATGCACCTTTAAAAATGTTTTTAAAAGTTTCATTACCTCTATACATATTTAGAACCTCTTGCATAGATCTTGAGAAATCAGACTTATCAATACTATTATTTCCTTCTCTAGCAAGTTTCTGTAAAGTTTCCTCATATTGCTCAGGTTCAACATTACTTAGATTAAAGAGTAGATTATTAATAACACCTTTCTCATCTAAGAATGTAGGTTTACCCATATCAAAGTAATACATACTAGAGATAATATTTCTTAAATCTCTAGTAGAAGTTTCTGTAAGAGGATTTTTAGATTGCACACTTTCATTGTGCATAATATCCTTCTCATTTTCTTGATCTACTTCCTCATAAGTTTCTTTAAAATTACCAGTCCTAATTACTTCTTTAGTAATCATTTTAAGATTACTAGAGTGAAATAAAGCAGGAAATACTAATCCATCTTCTTTAACAAAAGTAGGTGGAATATTAGGGTCTTCAGGTTTTTGAAGAGATTTTAGAAAATCATCATAATCTCTTTTTACACTTTCTTTCCTTTCATCAGGAACAAGTGGATCTTCTAATATTTGTTTATATTCTGTAGCTTGTCTTACAATTCCCTCATTAGAATATTTTCTAAGTAAATTTATATAATACCTTACAAATCCTTGTAGAGTATTATCAGCATCTTTAAGTTCAGGAAAGTTCTCAAGTAATTTAGGATTATGTCTATCTGCATACAAATTAACAAGTTCCTTAATCAATCTATTAGATTCTGTTTCTGTTTTACTACCAGGAATAACTTTATATTTAGCAGTAGCAATTCTAGCTTGAGTACCTACAGGAACATTCTTTTTAAATTTACCTTTAGTAGCATCAGCAAAGAATGATTGGAAAGAAGGTTCTTCTACTACACCAGTCATTAGATTTACAAATCTTTTAGCTTTAGTAAAGAAACTTTCTAGAATTACTGGCTTCTTACCTTCTACCATAAACTCTTGAAAATGATCTGCAATCTTTTCCTCAAGAATAGTTTTTACAATCCAATCCTTACCTACACTTTTTAAGAAGTTAGCATGACCTCTATCTTCATAAATTTTAATGAGTTCCATAAACTCCTCATTAGTTACTCCCCACTTATTACCAGCAATTCTAAGTAATCTATCTTGCTCAGCTTCTGGAAGTAATGAGAAGATACCATGGAAAGCTTCATGCCACTGAGTACCTTTAGGAACAAATCTACTTAAGTATATAATACCATCTCTAAACTCACCAAAGTTTTGAGTATTACCTTCTTTATAAAACTCTACCTTAAGTCCGGTAAAAGCTTCTATTTCTCTAGCAACCTCATCAGAGATTTCTTCTAAGTTAGCATCCTCAATAGCAGGTTTAAATGTACCTATAGGTCCTTCTGCAGGAAGATTATCAGCAATATCAACTCCTCCAAGTGCTGGATCTAAATCATTATTTTTACCACTTTGTTGATAAAGACCTCCAATAGATAACATGTCTATTATATTATCTATTACAGTTTTATACTCATTATAATATTTTCTTTCCTCTGGAGTTAATGTCATTAACATATCAGTAGGAGGAGCTTTAAGAATTTTAGCAGCAATAAGATTTTGTTTCTGTAAATCCGGTAAAGAATTAAAATCAGATACAGGAGCAGTAGGTTTAACTCCTTTTAAAGCAGCTAATTCTGCATCATATTCCTTTTTTAAAAAATCATTAATTAATTTTTCAGGATATGCTCCTGCTGGAGTTTCTATAATTTTTTGTTTTACATTAAAATTTAAATCATAATATTTTAATGTTGAAGTACCATCATTATTATTTACAAAACCTACTTTAGCAGATATAGGTTTATTTTTTATATAGTTAGATGATGATAAAAATTGAGCTAAAAGTTCTTTATTATTAATATCTATATTAGGTATTTCATATATATAACCTGTAGAAAGACTACCTTCAAAAAGTTTTCCTTTACTATCATAAAATGATGGTAATTGAATTACCATTTGATTTGATGTTCCTGAACCAGAATAACCACTCATTTGAGTATAATTGTAAACTTCTCCAGTGCCAGTTATTATTTCAGCAGCACTTGCATGGTTTGACATATCTACAATAATTCTAAGATATTGTTTTCCTTTATCAAGAGGTTTATTTTTTTCAACTGATTTACCTAATAATTTAGCATAATATAAGTCAACTCCAAGTTTTTCTATATCATCCTCAGCTTGTTGTCTACTCATTCCTACATTTTTCATTCTTTCTGTAGGTGCTTCTTTTTTAGCAGGAGTTAATTGAGTGGCAGGAAATAATCTATCTTGTTTTGTAGAAGTTTTAACAATATTACCACTAGCATCAGCTAGTGTATAAAATGGAACTCCTCCAGCAACTATTTTAGCAATAGTATGTGGAGCACCATTCCAAATAACAGAATCTCCTACATTATATACATTCTCACTATTAGCTGGAAATTCTTGTTCTGCAGCAGAGTATTTTTCATTAGTATTATTAACCTCATTAGCTAAGAAATCTCTATGCTCAAATCTAAAATATGTTTTCCAAATAGTAGGACTAACTTTAGTCTCAAGATAATCTTTTAAGAAATCTAAATCTTGTGCCTCCTCAGAAGCTTTATAAATTTTCTTTTTACCAAGATTAATGATAGCAGATTCTACATCAGGAAAAGTTCCAAATGCTTGTTTAAGAGTTAACTTAATACCTCCTACTGGTTTACCATCTAATCCTAACTTAGGAGAAGTAATAATTTTAATTTGATTTTTACCCTTAGTTCTATAAAATCTAATGTGAATGGGAACTTCTTGCCCCTCAATTTTAATTACTTTATTAGTAGCTAAGAATATATTTTTATTTAAGTCATTAATAATTTTATCAACTTCTTCCTGAGTATATTCACCAGGATTATTATTAACTTTTTTTACAAGTTCTACATAAGATTGTTTTTCAGTAGCAGATAAATCTCCACCCTTTAATCCAATAAACTGATAATTATCACTATCAGGTCTTTTAACAAGAATTGCATATTGAGTACCAAGAGATCTGACAGCATCTGGTTTATTTAAGTATTCATTGGCTAAATCAATATTTGATTTTTGATTAACATTATCTATAAGAATATAGTTACCATTATCATTATGTACAATAACATATTCTCCATTAACTTTCCATCTCTCAGCATAAGGAGAATTCATAATCTCTGCAAGAGTTGTAGGAGTACCAGTATTGAGTATTTCTGAACGTAACTTTAAATAATTAGTAACATCAGCTACTTTACTATTAATAAGTTTTCTCCATCCATTAATAACATCCATGAAAACATTTCTACCATTTTTATCAGGTATTTGTTTTCTCTTACCTTGCTCAGTTTGAGAATATGAATCTACAAACTCATTTAAACCATTATGTTTCTTTTTAGATTTAGTATTAGATGAGTTACCTACTTGAAAGTTACCATTCTTAAAAAATCCTATAAGAGTTGGTTTATTATCTTTTCTATCAATGGCATATAAGTTATTTCTACCATTCTCATTTCTAACTTCAAAAGTATGAGTGTCTTTAATTTTCTTCATGTTGTCATTGATAAGTTTATCAACAACTTCTTGAGCTTTAGCTCCATTAGTTTTATCTAATTCTGTAGCATTACCATTATTTAATTTATTATTTAATACATCATTATTTAAGATAGGTTGAAAATCAGTCCATTGACCAAATTCAGAGTTAGGGTCAAGAGGATCATATACAAAAGCTCTACCTCCAAAGTTTTCTCCAGCAGGAGCATCTACTGCATCTCTACCAAGAGTAGCTTTCTCAGGAGTTAATTCTTGAGGTTCTTCATCATAGTGGTCACTTTTCTCAAATCCTTGAATAGGAGCATCTATCTCATCAGGATCAAATGTTATTGGTCCTGCAGGAGTAGCTCCTCTTACAGTACCATCATCATTAATTCCTTCTATAATTACTTTCTTACCATCTACTACAACAGTATTACCTTTAACAATATCAGTACTTGGAGTAGGTGTTGCAGCTACAGGAGGTTTTTCTTTATCAATTTTTTCTATTTCTTTCTTAGGCTTCTCATTTTTTTCTTTATTAAGAGCAATTTCTTCATTAGAAGCAAGAGAAGTCATTAATCTAAGTTTAGCATTAGCGGCATCTCTATCCTTAACTAAGAATCCTAAATCACTCATCAAAAGTTCTCTCTCAAGAGGATTATTCTCAGAAGCTAATTTACTTTGTATTTCATTTATTCTTTTATCATAAGTAGATACATCAGCTACAGTTTTAATAATCTCACTCTTAAATTTATTCTTACCATAAACTGCATCTGTCTTATCAGTAATATCTTGAATTCTTTTAGCAGAGTTGATGAGTTCTTGTACTGTTTGATCTTTCTTAACTCTATCATAAGAAGTGACAAAAAGTTCATTAAAGGTACCTTCATCCATTCTTTTAAAGTCATCAAGATCATCCATCATGTCTCCAAATCTTCCTGACTGTATTCTACTATTTACATAGTTATAGAAAGCCTCATCTTGTGCACTTCTAAAAAGATACTTAGAAGAAGATTCAGCTACCCTCTCACTAAGATCTCCTTTATTACTTTGAACGGCATCATTAGTATGTTTAATAATAGGAGCAATAGATTCCTTAGCCATATACTTATTAAGTAAGTCTATACCTACTTGATTAAGTTTACCTTGGGCCATACCTTCTCTAACAGAAGATGGGCCACCAAGCATAGCACCAATAACCATACTTTCTTGTCCTTCTTTACTACCAAAAGTTTCTTCTAAACCTTTTATAGTAGCTCTTACATAATCTGTAATACCTCTTCCAGATTGTTGTAAGTCTCTATCTGTAAGAGTCTTCTCAGTAACATACTGACCTGCTTCTTGAAAGGATTCTGCAAATGCATTACCTCCATAATTCTTAACTGTAGAGATACCTTTTCTAATACCTGTAAGAGGCTTATACATTCCAGTAGCAGCATCTCTAGTAGCATCAATAGCTTTTCTAGTTTCCTTATATCCTTTAAAATATCTACTATATCCTATTCCATCAAGATTAAGTAAAGCCATGTTTATTCCAAAACCAACATTGGCATACTTGTTAGCTTGTTTTTCCCAATCAAGTTTAGTAGCTTCATCAGCAACAGCATCTTCTCCATATTGCAACTTAAAGTCTTTCTCCATGTTAGCAATATATTCTTCCTTAATTCCCTTGGCTTCTACACCAGCTTCATACATATTACTAACTGCTCTTTGAGTTTGAAATTGAGCAGCATTTTTAAACTTAGCACTACTAAGAACATTTTTTACTTTATTAGCAAAGTTAACATCCTTAACCCCCTCAGCAGCTAAGGCTCCTAATTGTTCTGCTTCTGTAGCAGCAGTTACAGCTTTAGACATTCTAGTTACAGTTAAGGCACCTCTACCAAGAGCTCCTAAGCCCTTTAATAAAAGTCCTGTTCCATAACCTCCGGCAACAGCACCTGCTACAAAACCTGCACCCTCACCTAAGGCATTACCCCAGAATCCTGCACTACCCATTACTGTAAAAATATCTGAGGAAAAGAATTTAGCTTTCTTTTCTTCAGCAGTATCATAGAATGGAGTATTCTTAACTAAGAACTCATCAGCTTTTTTAAATTGTTTACTTAATTCATTATCATATAAACTAGAAAAACTTCTATCTCTAATAGCAGCAATACTTCCATATCCAATCATTCCTGCAGTTTCTGCTACAGATAATGTTGCTCTACCAAGAAATCTACCAAGAATATTACCAGTAACATCCATCATTCCTTGCTCTGCAGCAAGTACTTGTTCAACAGATTCTCCAGGTGCTATAGGTCTTTCATACTTTGATCCTTCAAATCCAACATCAATACCAGTTGTAGATTGAGGTACTACTGGAAACCCTCCAGAGCTAAAAGTAGGTGTTATTTTTTTTGCCATAAATTTTATTTCTATTTACCACTAACATCAGTACCACAAACAGAATATTCTCCATTAGAAAGTCTATTTAAGTATACTTCTAATTTACGAACAGGTCTATTAGGTAGTTCTGGATAATTTTGTGGATCAGGTTCAAAGTTATAAATAATTGCTTTCTTTCCAAGAGTTTGCACATCATATAATGCTTGTGCTTGTTGATCTCTTGTATTTAAGCTACCAAGAGTAGCAATATAAGGAACACCTCCAACATTAATACTATAAGATTGTAAAGCCATACCAGTATTAGCATCTCTACCATATGGTGATGCAGTCAATTTGGCTCCTATATGGAAATCAGATTCTTTAACATCTTTACTAAGAACAGAAGATAATGGTGCTGATTTTGCTCCAAGTAATTCTTCTCCTTTTGAATCTAAGGTATATAACATTACTGCAGATGAGTTGCCATACATAGCTTCTTTAATATTAGCTCTTTGATCATCATCATCTATTGTAGTACCATAAAGAGGTCTAGATTCTTTTTGTTCTTGAATAAATGCAATAGCATCTTTAAGAGCTAACTCTTTATTATCATTTCTTGCCTTTAAGAAGTTATTATAAACCTCAGGATGTTTTTCTCTAATTAATCTTTCTACTTGAGATACTGAATGAGAAACTTTTTCTTGTTTACTTCTTGCTTGATTTTTAGAATATTCTTGTTGTAATTTATTAGAAGATTCTCCTGCAAAATATTGTCCTGCACCAAATGATGACATTCCACCTTCTCTTCTTGAGTTAGCTCCCCATGTAGAAGGATTATTTATTTCTGCTTCTTTAAAATTACCTCTATCATCAATATAACTCTTAAGTTGTTCTTGAGTTTCTTTATAAGGAGTATTAGGTATAATATTTAAAGGTACTGCTGCTGCAGCTTCCTCTTCTTTTCTTTTCTTATCAAAATATGTAGCAGTGCCGGCATCAAATTTATTTTCATCAATAGTTTCTATTTCTTGTCTTCCTGCAGCAAATATTTTAAGATACTCTTTAACTCCTTTAGAATCAAGATTTAAATCTGCAGCCATTTCTGGAATAGCATCAGGATCCATAGAAAGTGCTGTAAATACATTTCCTTCTATAGCTTTTGCTGATTTAATTACATTCTTTATTCTTTTTACTGAACCATCAGGAAAAGATCTTGTTATATCTACACTTTGTTTTGGTGTAGCTTTTTCACCAGATTCCATTATCTTCATGTAATCTACTTTAGGTTTAAGACCCATAAAGTTATATCTCTGTAAAGCTCCAGTAGTAGGATCTACACCATTGAAATTTAAATTATATCTATCTTGATAGGTAGAGTATTTACCATCTACCATAAGCTTAGAAGCTGTCTCTCTACCCTTAATCCACTCTTGTGCAGAATTAGAAATAAGATTAACATTAGGATCTGCAATAAAACCATCTATTAAATCCTGTGTTTTTCTTTTATATTCTGCAGATCCTTTATCAGGCATACTAGTATGAAGATTCATAGCTTGAGTTAAGTAGTCTTGTTTCTTCTTCTCAAGATACTCACTATGTCCTTTAATAGGAGTAGAGAGTGCAGATACACTTCTCTTAGCTTCTCTCTCCATAGCATCAGCAGCATCATACCTTTTTTGCTTTTCTTGAAGAGCAGCATACATTTCTTCAAAAGGCATAGGTACATAAGTACTTTGCCTTTCTCTTACTCCAAGATTAGTGGTATATGCATTAACTCCCATGTCTTATTTTCTTTTATACGTCTTAAGTTTTTTAGCTCCTTTAGCTGTTTTTTTAATATTTCCTTGTGAATCCATTGTATATTCTCCAGTCTTAAGTAAGTTGGTTCTAACATCATCTACATCTCTTTGAGATCTCATTAACTTAGAAGCATCTACAGCAGTATCAATACCTTGACCAGTAGCAATAAGTTGATTATTATATGCTCCTCTATTAGCTGCTCTTTGCATAGCATATTGATCTTTAAGTCCTCTATTAGTTTGAGATTCAACATTGCCCAAATCTACATTTTTATTTAAGATATCTTGTCTAGCAAGAGTATCTTGTACTACAGCGTCATTATTAGCCTTCATTCTAGAAGCAGATAAATTTCCTGCTTGTGCAAGATATCTACCAGCATCTCCTCCTACAATATCTCTAGCAGATTCTTTACCTGCTTGCTCAGAAAGTTGTATTTCTCTAAGAGTCTGAGGAAGTTGAGAAGCATAATTATATCTACCTAATTTTAAGTAATTTTCAGGAACTCCTTCTATACCTTGTCCAAGAATAGAACTTCTAGCAGCAATTTCTGCCATAGTAGGAAGAGTTACAAACTCTTTTCTTTTTCCAGTATCATCATCACCACCTTTATCTGGAGGAGGAATAGGTGTAGGAATTTTGTCTTTATCATCATCCCCTTCTTTTTTCTTTTCACCTTCTCCTGGTTTGCTTCTATATCCAGAAGCATACTTAAGAGGTTTACCATCTTTGCCTTTTTTACCCTCAACTGTATAAGTTACATTACCTTCATTTACAGCATCTCTTCTACCCCTCTCAATTTTATAAGCATCACTTTTTTTATTTTTACCATAAGCAGCTTCAAACTGAGCATCAGTAAGATTATAAAGATTTTGAGCATCAGCTAATGACATCTCTTTACCAAATCTTTTATCAGCACCATGTACAGATTCTTCTTGATAAGTTTCTTTAGTAATAGGATCTGTAGTAGTATATTTACCTTTAACTTTAGTACCTTTTATACCAGCTTGAGCTTTATCAACTCTATCTTCAGGCATGTCTTCTATAATATTATTTAAGAGTTTATAGTTGCCTTTCTTATATGCCATCAAAGCTTGTTTATTCTTACCACCATTAGCAGTAACAATAGCAGAACCTTCTGGGATAGCTAATGCTCCAGTACCATACTTGTATCCACTTTTACCTTCTATAGATTTAGTAAAAGCATTTACATTTTTAGCCATTTTCCATACTGGTGCTGTTGAGTTTTTAGCTGATTCTCTTTTTTGTCCAGGATATTGTTTTCTATACTTTAAACTACTATTGGAAATCTCAATTTGTTTAGCTAAATCATTTCTTTGTCTTAGCTTTTGTTCATACTTAACTTGTTTTTGTTCCTCAGGTGTAAGATTTTCATAACCATATCCTATGTTTTTCTTAGACCACATTCTATTTGACTTTGTTGGAAGATGCATTACCATTTTATTAGTATTTTCATCTAAAGAATAAGTAGTATCTTTTTGTGGTATAAGTTCTCCTAAAGAGTTATTGATATATTCTTTTACTCTAGAAGTATATTCTGCAGGTTTATTTTTATTAACACTTACTGGAGACTTTTCAACATATATTTTCTTTTCTCCACCAATTCTTGAGTAGGTTTTCTTTTTAGTAGAAACAGTATCTCTTCTAGGAGTAACTGTATTTCCTTTAACAGGAACAGTATCTTTTTTAAGTATTGGTTTTTTTGCAACAATAGGAGCAACAGTATTTGCTACTGGAGTTGCTCCAAAGTTTCTTGCCAATTCTTTTTCATAATCATCACCATACTCTAATTTATCAGCAGCAATATCTCTTTCACCTTCTTGATACTTATACTTGCTTCTAGTATGCTTACATCCACAGTTTTTTTTCATACCATTCTTAGCTTCAGGAAGATTCTCATCTCCTCTATATTGTTTTACGCTTTTTGCTCCTGATAACATTTTCATAGGATTATCAGCATGCCATTTCTTTTCAGCAGCTATTCCTTGTTTAATAGTTTTAGCATTTGAAGTTCTGGTAAGACTAATAGTATCATAAGTTCCTTTATCCTTAGTAGGATGATTAACCATAATGTCACCAATCTTTCCCTCACCTCTCTTAGTAGTCTTTTTATAAACTCTATGTTTTTCATTACCTGAAACAAAGTTTGCTCCTTCTGCAAAAGTAGGTACAATGTTTTGTACTTTCTTAGCATTAACCATTCTAGAAGTTTTCATAGAACCTAATTGAGATTTCATATTAGAATACTGTGCAAATTTACCACTACCTCCTGGAAGTTTTTTAATAACTATAGGTTCTGGTTTTTTATCTACAATAGTATCTTTAGAAAGATTTAATTTAGTTTGTTTAATTTCTAAAGGTTCAATATTTTCTTTTTTCCTTTCTTCTTTTTTATAAATATAAGGTTGTTCTGGTTTTTTATATTCTCCTGCCCAACCTTTTTCATTTAAAGTAACACTACCATCAGAATTAGTTGTTTTAGATGTTTTATCTCCTAAAAGATACATATTTATAGGTCTATTTTTATTTTTATTTTTTAATCCTATAAAAGAATCATAACTTATTCCAGTAACTTTATCATAAGTTCCTTTTACTTTTCTTAAAATTTCATTAGGTTTAGGATTACTATTGTATAATCTTAAACTATCAGAATAAGCTTTTATTCTAGGATCATTAGGATTAGATACATAAATAGGTTTTTTATTAACTGGAGGCATAATTACTTACTAGATTTAATTTATATAATAACATTTTTCCAAGTTTTATTTCTTTTTATATCTTTTACAGAATGATAACTAACTTCTAATATTTCTGAAACTTTTTTAACAGTAATTCCATCTGCTAAAAGTTTTTTGATATTAATTACTTTATCTTCTGTTAGTTTAGCCATGCAATGAGAAGACCCACTTTTCCAATTTTTAGATAATGTTTTTAAATGGCTTTCTCTATATTCTACATCTTGCCATTTTTGTTTTTGAAGAATAGATCTTTGAAGTTTACATTCAACAGTTCTTTTAATTCCTAAATTACTACCAGCTATTTTAGCAATATTATATTTAGGTTTAAGTTTATCTATAAACCATTGTTCAGCTTTTAAAATATATTCTTGAGGACAAACAATTAAAATTTCAAATTTAAAATTATTTTCACCATACTTATTAACAGCTCTAATTAATTTTATACAAGTATTTCTATTAGTTCTAATATGATTAATATGAGTATAGTATCTTTTAACAAGGTTATTAGTACTTCCAATATAAAAATCATTATTTATAAGATTTGTGATCTTATAAATAACTCCTCCTTTTTCTTTTTTAGAAAAATACCTTTGTTTAAATTCTATACTAATATCTAATATCATTATTATTTGGAGTTAATCTTTTTTTCTTGAGATAACATTGCTTTAGTAGGAGCTTTAGGTTTAGCACCAGTTTTTTTATTTTCAGCTGCTTTGCTTCTCAAATTATCCCACAAACCTCTTTGAGAAGTAGAACCATCAGCTCTCTTCATCATAGGTTTTTTAAACTTAATGCTCTTAGTTCCTTCTTTAAATTTTTTAGTAGAATTTTGTTTTTGATTTTCTTTTGCTTTAGTTATTACTGTATTTACAAAAGAACCTTTTTCATTTGGATTACCAGGAGATTTATTAATTACAGTTAGTTTAGAAGTTGGTTTATCTGGATTTGGCTTTGGAGTAATCTTACTCCATTGAGCTCTTGACATAAGTTCTTTTCCAAGATCTTTTCCTCCATTTTGATATTTCATACCTTTAGAACCACACATTTTTTCATCTACTTTCATAGACTTGGTACCAGTCTTTTTAATTACACCTCTGCCTTTAAGAATATCAGCTTTAGTAATTTCTCCATCCTTATTTAGATCTGGAAAAGAGTTAACATTTTTAGTACCCATTTTCATTTTCATTATAACAGGATGACCATTAGCATCATAGCCTGGTTTACCTTTTTTAGTTTGTCTATACATATTTGACATAGCTTTATTTACTTTTTGATCATATGGAGGAGCCTTATCAATAGAAACATTAGAACGCTTTTTCATAAACTTTTCCATTTGTTTTCCATAATATGCTGTACTATCAGCAGTAGCTAATTTTTTAGTACCTTCATCATGTTTCCATTTAGCAGCATTTTGTGCAAAGATTGCTCTTTTTTTAGTAACAGGATTTTTACTATGAGTTAATTCTTCTGTACTTTTACCAGTAGCTTTTTTAGTAGCTGTAAACTTTCCTTTATTCTCTGGCTTAATGTGTATACCAGAACCGCCCATTTTAAATTTCATAATATTATTTTACGTTTTAACAATTTTTTAATTGCAATTCCATTTCCTTAAGCTTTTATTAATTCTGCTATTAGGATCATTTGCTGTTTTAGCAGAAGTTAATTTAGATTTCATACCTTTCATTCGACTACAAAAACTCTTTCTTCTATTAGCTGCTTTACTATCTGCTTTAAGTTTAGATGGTGGTGTAGTAACAGCCATTTTTAAATTACCTCCTGTAGCTCTATTATATTTGTCTACACCTTTTTGAGTAAGTCCACCTTTAGGATCTTTTTCTCCTCTACTAAAAGCTAGTGATACTCCTTTAGAACCATTTTTAAATTGCAAAGGTTTATATCCTTTTAACCAATGTTTTTCTAATATTTTACCTTCTTTAATTGGTATAGGTTTATCAGCAACTTGACTCCAATTTGTACGTTTGTATCTTTGTCTCCAATTAGCAACATTTCTAGGAACTTCAGCTAAATAATTATCACCATATGTTGCAGCTGTTTTAAATTTAGGTGTAAAATATGGATTAGAAAAACTTTTATTCATTCGCAATTTGCTACCTGGGTAATATTCAGGAATTACATCTTGTTTAGCTCTAAATAAACCTGATTCAACAGCATCTTCCATTCCTTCTTTACCAAGTCCTCTATACATCATTCCTTCTTTACCTTTATAAGCCCAAGGATTTAATTTATATACATCTTTTAAAGGAGTTTTTGTTGTAAGATATTTTCCTGCTTTTTTAATATAAGGAGAAGCAGCTTTATATAATTTGCCTCCTACTTTGGTAGCAGCACCAGCTATAGCTTCTCCACTAAGTCCCATAGCAAGATCTCCTAGCCCTTCAGAAGATAATCCTCTTTTTGTAGCAGTTTCAAATTCTTGTCTTCTTTTTACATTTTCTTTTTTATCAGCTACAGGATTTCCTGCTTTTCCAAATAAGTTACCAAATAATCCAGCACCAAATTCTGGTTCTCTTTTAGGTTCTACTTTAGCATTCTTAGTTCCTTGTTGTTTTTTAGGTGCTCTTATTTGTTTATGCCAATTTTTACCAAGACTATCTAAAGTTGAATCTTCATAATCTTTTTTATCAAATCCATAATACCCTTCAAGGGGTTTTATATTATCAAATCTTTCAGAGCCATAATGTGTAAAAAAACTTTTAAATGCTCTTTTAGCATTAGTAGTATCTCCTTTATGATCATCTAAAGTAGCATTATATATATCTGCTATTTGAGTATCTCTTCTTTTTTTATCTTTAATTCTATTTGGAAACTTAGCATATGACATAGCATTAAGTCCCTCAGTTCCTTCTTGATAATTTACATATTTACCTTCTTTAGTCCAAGTACCTTGACCTCTTTTATCAAACTTAGAAGCTCTATTACTTTCATCAGAAAGAGTGGGATAATTATCTCCTTCTGAGAACGGGGCAAGTCTTTTATAAGTATCAGGAAAATGGTCTCCTCCTTTTGGAGAGCCAAGATTTTTAAATCCTTCATTTTTCCAGTAATCTCTCATGTCATAATCATCAGACTCATTATAGCCTTTAAACTTCATCCATCTTTGATATGCAATTTCTTGAGCTTTAGAAAGAGATGTTTTACTCATTTTATTAGGTACTAATTCATCAGTACCTTTTTTCTTAAGAGGAGTCTCAACTACATTAGGTGTAGGAAACTTATATTGACCAGTATTAGGATACAGAGTTTTACCATTAGCCTTAATAGGAAATGCCATACCTTGTGTAGTAATAAGGCTAGAAGGAATAATGTTGACTGGATTTTTAGCAGTCTTAGCTCCTTTTAAATATCCTGTTTTATTTACTGGTATTTTCATCATATTATTTAAATACTCTTACTGATTTACCATTAGACATTCTTTTTGAGGAACCTACTTTATTAAGAAACTCACCTGCTTTATCAAGTAAAGTTTTTTCTCTACCAACAAATTTTCCTCTTGTTGCAGTAGATTTTGTAGCAACTACAGGAGTTGTTTTAATTTTACTAGTATCTACAATAGTCTCTTTTGTAGGAGTTTGAATTTGTCTAACAGGAGTTCTAGTTGTAGTACTATTATCACTAGAAGTTTTAAATTTAGCCCTTCTAGGTTCAATAGTTTTTGCTGTATCAGGTACATAATTTAAAGCCATCTCAGGATGCTTATACATATTAATCTCATACCCTTCATGTGTACCATGAGGTTGTCCAGAAGCTTCAGCTTCTTTATGTTCTTTAAAAGATTTATATTGACTTTCTTTTCTAGAGTAAAGATCTTTTCTCATAGGATTCATTCCTGCAACTGTCATAATTTCTTCTGAGGCATCATTAGGAGAACCATATGCTTTTAATGGACTTGGTGCTCTACCTAATCCACTTCTAGTAATATTCTTAACTTCTGGATTTTCTACAGTAGAGTTATAAAGTCCACTACCTTTTACTTTATCAGTAAAGTATCTAGATTGAGAATATAGATTTAAACTATCATCATGTGCCTGTAATGCTGCTTGATAAGCTGGTTTACTTTTAAAAGTTTTAGTATGCTTATAAGTAGCTCCAGATTCTGTACCATCAGTACCTTCTTTATAAACCTTTATATACTTACCACCATTTTTAAAATTATTTTTAGTATTATAAGTATTTGTTGGTTTAGGAAGTTTTGCCTCATATAAAGTATCTTTATTAACTCTACTTAATGGAGGACGTTCCATCATATCATAAGTAGTAGGAGGATCTACTATTTTATTAAGATCTGGATTTACTTTTTTGTGAGACCTGATAGTCCTTTTAGTTTCTTTCCTTCTTTCTTGCGGAATCTGCCTGGCAACTTGGTTAATCCCTGCTTGTGGCTGAATAAATGCATTAGCAGCATTGGCAGGAGGAGTATTAGAAAGGTTCTGAGAAAATGCAGTATTATTAAGATCATTGACTTTAATTTGTTTAGCACCTACAGCCATTATACCAGAACCTACTAAAGATTCTTTACTTCTTTTAGGCATTAAACTATTAGTACCATTATTATATTTATTTTTAAAAGCTTGAACTTTTGAAGTACCATTTTTCTTAAATCCTAATTTTTCTACATATGGAGTTGTATCCATAAAAGTAGTCATAAGATTTGCTCCTTTATTCATTACAGGTTTAGCATTCTTTAATACAGGAGACATAAGCTTACCCATACTTGCTCCTGTAGCATAACTAATTGCAGTCTGCTTAGCAGTTTCAGATGGAGTAAATTGATATCCTTGTCCTGGCATAGTTTGTTTACCAAGAGCTAATACTTGTCCCATTTTATTTCCAAAACTTCCTGGTTCTTGTCCAAAAACTATTGGATCATTTGGTTTTCTAGTATAAGGTTTTGCAGTACCAGTAGCTATACTATTAAAAGTATTTGCATTATTAGGAGAAATTTGTAAATCTCCTGTACCATTAGTATATTTCTTTTTAGGCATAACTACAGCTTTTACTCCACCTTCTTCATGAGTAGGATCATTAGGATTGTAATAAAGAAGATCTCTACTACCATCTTTCTTTTTAGGAGAGAAGATAGGTTCTCTACCTTCAGTCTCAATTAAACGTGGTTGTTTAGTTTTAACTTTATATTTACCTCTTTTAGCTAATGTTGCTTGAGCATCAGTACTATTACCTTCAACAAATTGTTTATTAAAGTTTGCTACTTCAACTTTTCTTTCTTCTTCTTGAGCAGCAGATTTAACTTTTTCATAATTTTTAGCTCCTTTAATACCACCATAAACTCCACCTACTACAGCTCCTGCAGCAGCTCCCCAAGGACCTCCTAATTGCATACCTAATGCAGCACCAGAAGTTCCCATTTCAACAGCACCTCCTACAGTAGCTCCTGTTTTTTTATTTTTAGATCTACTTCTAATAACATCTGCAGCCATTCCACCTACTTGTCCTACAGGAGCAAATGATCCTGAAAATTGTTGTGCCACTTGAGATATACCTTTATTTGCAGCAGATTGTTCAGCTTGAATTTCATAAGCTTTACCATAATCAGGAGTATCCATTTGGATTTGTTGAACTCCTGCTTGTAGTTTGTATTTTCTTTTATTATACTTATTTTTCATTATGCAACAGTAGGTTTAAAGAATGTTTTAATGTAATTTAAAACTAAAGGATTAGTACCATTATACGAAAGCTTAGTGTACAAAAACTTACCTTTCATGTGTGCTCTAAAGTCTGCATTAATATTTAAGTTGTTATTATCAAAAATATTAGCATAAGGATTTACTACTGCATCTAATGGAAATTCAGCATGAAAAGAACTTTTATAATAATTAGCAGGTACTAAAGAAGGATTATAACTATTTAAAAAGTTATTGTTATAATCATGATTAGGTTCATATGCAAATGTTAAATCAGTAGTATTTTGTCTATCTGTCCAACAATGAATTTTACTAAAAGATTCATCATTAAAAATATAACTATTAGGTTCTACAAACCCTGGAAAATTTACTCCAGCATTACCACCTGACATAGTATTCATTTCTATTCTATCAAATCTTTTAAAAGCATCAGGTTGAGTATTTTCTACAAATGTTATATAAGAATCTTTTCTAAGACCATTTAAATTATTAAGATTAAAGAATTCATTATTATTATAAGCATAAGAATATCCATTAGTAGTAAAATATTCTACTGGAGAAAAAACATGTAATGATGTCCAAGTTTCAGTTTTAGGATAATAAGAGATAGCTTTTTCTTGAGTAATATTATTAATCAATAATCTTTTATTAGCCCAATCATATCCCATTGTATACTTATCAGTAGTATTTACAAAGTCTCTAAAAAATGAGAATAGACCTAAATCTGATATTTCTACAGGACTTTCTCCAGCAAATAAAAATATCTTACCTTGTTTATGATCTAAGAATACTCTACCAAATGGAGTATTAGTTCCACTTTTATCCATAGTTCCCATATAACCTCCTTTAATATCAAGAATAAGTTTAGATGGTATTTTAAAGATTCCAGCATTACCAAGTACTACATCTCCTTGAGTTGTAGATTGTACAGTATTAGGATTAAAGTAAGATAACCATAATCCATATTCTGTATGATGAAAGAAGTTATTATTAAATACAAATGTATCTGTAATTACTCCTCTATGTTTAGGAATATCATGATATTGTAAAGCAGGAAAATTTCTATATTGATCTATTAACTCATTTTCAAATGATTGTTTAGAATATATACTTCTATTTGAGTAGTTTGTTATTTCATTAAAAAATAAAGGTTTAGCAAATTGTTCTTTAAAATTATTAGATGCAGAGTATTGTTTATTATATCCAAAACCTCTTTTATACCATTCATAATTAACTATTCCTTTTGGAGTATTTATATTATTTAATACATCAAGTTTAGGATAATAAGGAAGTTCATTATTTAATTCATCATAATGTCTTAAAGCATAATTATTTTTTGATTCATACCATATTCCAGCTATATATTCAAAATTATAAACATCACTATTACTATCATACCCACTTCCTGTAAAACTATTTCTATAACCATCAAGATTGTGATGAAAATATTTAGTTAAAAATGTATCTCCTTCAACATCTAAAATTGTAGTTTGATTTACATCATATATTATTTCAGAAGGTATATATTCAGCATTTTGAAGTTGACCATATTGAAAATCTATATCATTTACAATTCTAAATAAAGGTAAATATTGATTTTTAGCAATATTTAAATTCATTATTTGTCTTGCATTACCTGCATCAGGTTGATTTCTAAGTTGATAATCAAAACCAAGAATATTATCAATGTAATAAATTGGCCAAGATAAACTTAAAAATATTTGATTATTACTTTCAGATTCAATATGATAATAAACTTTACTAAATTCTATTCTATATTTTCCTAAAATAGTTTTATTACCTTCTCCAATTGCATCAATTTTAATTGTATATTTAATATCATTTAATGTATATGCACCAACATTAGGATCATCAATAGTTTCAAAGTGATCAAAAAATGCTCCAGAATTACTATTTCTCATTTTTTTATAATCACTGTTAAAATCCATAAACTTAAAAAGTTTATTTCCATTTGTAGTTCTTTCTGTTGCCCAACCATAAAATTGCATTTTATATGAACTGTTTAACTCTACACCTAATTCTGTTTCTGGAGAGTAATACATGTATCCTGTATCAAATAAATTTGATGACATAGTTGATCCATCATTAAATTGATTATAACAACTTCCACTAAAAAAAGAATTCATTTTAAAATTACCATTTGCTATATATGGTTTTGCCCAACCATGTTCTATAATTCTAGTATTTTCATTATTTGATCTAGGTTGATATCCTATAATATATCCTTGAATTAAGTTTTTTTGTGTTTGTGAAAAAACTATATTTTCAAATTTTATTTTTAATACACCTTTTGAAATATCTAAACATTTCATATCACCTGAACTATTATAATCAGGCATTCTATGATGTCTTATTTTACCATCACTAACAGTTGAGTTGTAAGGAAAATTTAAATCATTTAATAAATAATCAGGATAACTTTCTGATGATACAAAAACATCTGTTGTTGTTTCTCCATTAGTAGTTGTATAGGGTTTAGCAGGAACATGATATGCAAATCCTAAACTTCCATCTTTATAAATAGGAGTAATAGAAAATGAATATACTTCTCCTCTAGTAAAACCTTTTTTTTCAATTCCATCTTTATAATGAAATTCATATGCAGAACTAGTATATGCTTTACTAATCATATTTTTTAAACCATCTCCAAAAAGATCATCATCACTATCACCATTTTCATCTCCATTATCATCATAATATCCAACTGAAGTACCTAAAGAACCTCCTTGATTTGTACTATTAGTTTTATCTATGTAATCACTAACATAAAATCTTCCTGTATTTGGATCAGTATAACTTGTATCATAATACCATACAACTTTTATATCATTAGCTATTTTTTGAAAATCTCTATCATATTTTTTTCCAGTTAAATTAGAGATAATAAGTATATTATCTTTTTGTTCTATGCATTTAGCACTTGAATAAAATATAGGGTTTTCATTTATTTCTTCAAGAGATACACTTTCTTTATATTGAGATTCATCTTGAAAGTAAATAGGTCTACCATCATTAACATATAATCCTAAACTTTTAATAACTAATACATTAGTTATTCCTACATAAGTTATAATAACAGGTTCTATATAAGGATAATTAGTATCAATATTTATAGGCTGTATTTTAATTTTTTTATCTGTTTGTGTTTGAGGGGGACAACCATCAACTGTAATACTTTTACCTGTATCATTAGTAATATAAATCATTCTACTAGGTATACCAAAAGTAGTTTTATTATTTATATCTGTTATATATCTTAAACATACAGAATACGTTCCTGAAGGAATACTACCTCCATCATCTTCAACAATTAAATTTGCATGTGGGATTTTAATATTTAATTGTAAATTCCAGTCATCTATAATATTATAAGCTAGTGAAGAATATTTTCCTGTATTTTCAAATTCTGTAATATTAAATCTTCTTGGAACATTACCTTCTTCTACAAAATAAACAACTATTTCTTCTTTATTATTTATTCTAGCAACACTATCAATAGAGTTATTAAAATTTAATCTATAAACAGGATTGGTAAAAAAATCATTAAATATTCTTGTATAAGGTTGATTTGGATTATTGTTATTAAATATACCTATCTCAGAATATAAGTTTCCATCATTACCTAATTGTTGAAAGAATATAATAAATGAATCTTGTACAGGACAAGAACCTAAATATTTATAAGAAACAGCATCTGTTAAAGGTTGTATTATTTCTTCAATTTCTTCATTAGTTAATCTGCCACTATCATTTCTGATCCAGTTAAGTGCATCTACATAGCTGCCTTCTGGCTGCATTTGAGGACTATTACTCCTATGCAATCCTTTCTCAAAACTATTTGTTCCTTCCATAAGTTTTATCTAAATCTTCCGTGTCTATTTTGTTGTTGCATAATTCCCAAGTACCTAAATGAGGTATAGTAATGATTAGTTATTGGGAGAAGTCTCATGTTCTCATTAGAAAGTCTTTGTAACATATGAATGTCTGGCATTCTACCTTCTGTTCTAGCTTGCAAACAATACCTATTCCACTTCTGCTCAAAGAACATCATCTTAAATTCTTGATTTTTAAACTTGTATCCTTGATAAGAAAGTTGTTTACAACAGTACCACATCAAAGCCTCAATAAAAGCTTCTGTATCTGGTATCATTGGTAACTCATTCTCATCTGTAGGAATTGCCCAGTACTGTATAGTAATAGTTCCCTTCTCAATATTAAAAAGAAAATGGTTATTCTCAATTCTATAATCAAGATTTGAGTTCCAAGTTAAATCATTCTCAGGAGTTAACCAGTTATTAACTGAGTGTTTAATAGAGTTATTAAAAGGATTATGTTGTTGTGTAGGCTCATGAAAGTTTACTCTTCTATTAGCATACATATAAGATGTCTCAAGATAATTAGGAAGACGAGTTTCTTCTATAAAAGTTTCTTGCTGTTTATCAGGAGTTTCAACTTTTAATAGTCTTAGGAAGTTAACCATATCACAAGGAACTTCTGCTCTATAGTTTTCTATTTCAAGATCTATATCTTTTAAAACTTGTGGATAATCTCCACCAATATGCTGTAATGCAGCAGCTATCCATTCATAACAATCAGCTATTGGGAGTGGCTCCACTACCAACTGTTCCAGCCTGTATATTACTGTGTTTATATTTGCTAACTTCATAATATAACTTATACGAGTCTTTGTTTTGAAGTATATAGGCTGCAAGAGACCTAGCTAATACTCTGACTGTCTTAAACTTATATTTACTAAAGAAAGCTTTAGGAGTAAAGTTTACCATACAAGCATACCCATTAGTATGATCATTTAAATGTCTAATAGTAAACCCTTCTTCTTTAGTTGCTTTAAAATCTATAGGTTTTTTCTTAAACTCTCTAACAGGTTTAAATCTTATTATTTCAAAAGTACCTATATGAGTTTCTATTACCTTACCTTTAAATAGGTGAGCATATAATACCTTTTGAAACTCCTTTATGATTTTATCATAAGGCAGATCTTTTAGTTTAGGATATACAGCAAGGAAATTTCCCTTACTGTTGACTTCCGTCATTTTCATGGTCTTTAGGAATAGCAAATGTAAACCTAAATTCTGAATCCTCAAGCATCTTAATAATAGTAGATAACATATTATTAGAGATAGGATAGTCCCACTCTTGACCTTGAAATGGAAGTATCTTACCAGCAAGTTTTGCAACTAATTCCGGCTCCTCAAATACTCCTCTAACTAATACTTTACTTACTGTACAAGTAGGAGGAAACTTTACATATATATAACTTTCTCTAGCAAACCATCTAGGAAATCTACCTGCATGTCTAGTATAGCTTACTGATTTAAGTGACTGTAAATCAAGCTGTGTCCATCTATCTTCAAAGTCTGCTCTACCTACATAAGTTAAGTAGTCATGCATATGACCTTCTATAGGCTTAGGAATGTTAATCTTAGTTCTAAGAATCATATCATTAGTAACAAAGCCAATACCTTTATCTACCTTCTCAAGATCTAAAGTTAACTCTTGTATAATAAATGGAGATAAAGGTCTACCCTTCTCCATATCTTGTCTAATAAGAAAAGATCTATAGTAATTCAAGATAAAGAGTACTTGTCTATCAGATAGGGGGTTATCATCTGATTGAGAGAACTTACTCCTAAGCTCTTGAATGGTATATATTATCTTAGATAGTAACATATGTTTTTATACGAAAGTATATAAAAAGAAAGAGGGAAGATTTCTCTTCCCTCCAACTGTGAGTCTCCGTTATATCTTAAGCAAATTGTGCAGAAGTTGGAGTAGAATCTTTAGACCACCAAGCAGTAAGAACACTACCAAAATAATTATCAGAACCTACTGTACCATCATTAGTACCTGAAACAACAGCAGCAATTGTAGTTTGTGGAAAATCTTTACTAGAAGATTGCATGTAATTGTAACCATTTCCAGCAGAATGAACTAATACAAATTGATTAAATTCTGCACTAGTAGCAATAGCATTAACATTAAGAGCAAAATCTTCAAAAGGAAACTCTCTATAGTTAATCAAAGGATTAACATTAGTGAATGCTTTTTCTTCAAGATCTCTTACTTGAGCCCATGAACCAATTGGATATTGAAATCCGCTTTCAGTTGTAACAGCAATATCATCAGGACCATCAAATCCTTTAGGAGATACAATCACAAAATCAATAACTCTAGATTGGTCATATCTATTAGTTCTTGTTTGAGCAATACCAGTAACTTTAAAATCTAAATCAGCTACAGTTAATGCAGACAAAGAACCTACAGTAGTTCCAGAAGTAGTTCCTGTAGCAACAAGATTAGTAGAACTTTCTCCTTGATAAGCAGTATCAAGATAAAAAGTAGTAGTTGTTGTTCCACTATCATAAACACCTTTTTTCTCAACAACATAAATTGCATCATAAGTACTAGAACCTTGACCTACAGAAAGAATTTTTCCAGCTGTAAATGTAGAAGCTACATCAGTACCAATAGTTACCATTCTTGAACCTTTAGTAAATGTAAAAGTTTCAGTTGCAATAGCAAGACTAGTTTTAGTAGCAGTACTTACTCTTTCAATTTTTACTAATTGATAAGGGGAACCTGCAGAAGTAAGAGGATTAGCAGCAAAACCTTTAGCAAGATTACCGCTCATATCTTCAAGCAATTTAGTTACAGAAGCATATGCAGTTGAAGGACATACATGAGAAGCAAGAATTTCAGTATTCTTGTTATAAGTACCCATCCTCAAATCTTCTTTAATCTGTACTCCAAGAGTAAATGTTTTACTATTAAAATCAGATAGTGTAGTAGTTGAAAATCCAAAACCTACATTCATTACTTTTTGAGCAACTGATTGTTTTGCTTTGTAATTAACATAAGATACTTCTGATCTTTTCATTGGAGTTGAAAATTTCAATCCTTTAGAATTTTTAGCAACAATTTGTACAAGTACATTGTCAGCAAGTCCTGCTGCAATTGAGGCAGTAAGTTTAACATGATCATTAGCAGTTACAAGAAGCAAATCTCCTTCTATCATATTATTGACAGTAGTACCAGTTGTACCACCATCACCTACGAAAACTTTTAAAAGTTCCATTTTTTTTAATTTGTTTTTTAGTTTATAAAATTTATTTAATTGACATCTTTAATTTGCACTTTAGATGGTGTCCTTTCAGAACCATAAGTTTCAAGTGCATATATAACAGCTAGGTTAATAATTCTCTCATGGAGATACTCATCAATGTCACTGTCTATATTTTGTTTATACGAGACTATAATAGGATTCTTTAAATAAGTTATATTAAAACTATCTAAAGTATACCCAGGAGGAGTATATGCATAAATTCCACCAGCTTTAAAGAAGATAGGAATTTCTGTATCATTTGCTCTCTCAAATGGACTATCTATAATCTTACTCTCATTATCAAGTAGTTGTTTAACTGTTCTAACATAACCAGTTACAGTACCAATCTTAAGAGTTGCATTAGATTGCAAATGGTGATAATAATCAGATGGAAAAGAAACTTTCCATTGATTAGGTACAGTTGTTGGGTTTACAGTACAACTTGTTATAATAGTTTGTGAAGATAATGCATCAGATAGTTCTTGAGATTCTTCAAAAGAATCATAAAGTTCTATCATTATCTTATTAATAGCTTTATTAAAGAATACATCAACCACCTCAGGTTGTAGACGTAGAGCCCCTTGAGTATCAAGAGTATCTAGTTGTACCTTAAATGCTTGATGCCATTCTATAATATTCATATTTTTATAATGTTAGCATTTTATCATACGCTTTACTAACAAGATCTTTAAGTTCCTGATTTTTCTTATCTTTTAAGAACTTGTAAATCTCATCAAATGTAAAGCCCAATTGAATACCATTAAACTTATAACCACTATTATCTTTAGTAATATTTCCTGAGAGAAATAGTTGGTTATATTTATACTTTTCATCTACAGAAGGATCATCAATAAGTGCTACAAAAGTATCAGCTTGTACAGGAGACCCTTCAATGTAATCTGTAAGTCTTTCATCAATAGCAGAATCTAAAAGATTAGATGCACTCTTACCAGTAATAACTGTAAAGTACTTTCTTTTATCTTCAGGAGTAAGGGTAAGATATTTAGCATAAGCCTCAGCTTTATGTCTTCTATTCTCAACCTTTAATTTAGATACTTCAGAAAGTGAAGATAGTTCTAGCATAGCTTGTGCATTAACTGCACTGTTGTATGCAATAGATGGATTAACTGTTAGAAACTTAATCTTTAAGTTATTCCATACTTCCTCAATATCAGCTTCTCCAGTCTCAATAATTTTACCTTGGTCTTTACCTTCAGTATCTAGGTCTACCTCATATTCTACATAAAAACCATTAGTCATTTCACCAAAGCATTCCATTGGACTATCATACCAGAAATTACTTCTATTAGAGAAGTATCCCATTGGCTTACCTAGTTTTTCCTCAAAATACTTTTCATCATCTTTAGTAAGACCGGTAATAAAGTTATTAGACATATCCTTGTATGCTACAATTCTATACTTAGTCTTATCAAACTGAGTAAATTTTTTACCTGCTTTTGTAAATCCCCAAGAACTCTTAGAGATGCTTTTTAATCTATACTTCATATTGTTTTTTAAATTTCTTTGTTGTTGCAAATATATGTTGGAATAAGATAGGGAACAGAAAAAGTTTCTGCCCCTATCCTACAACAACATGAGAAAAATTAGACGAATTTACCAATCTTAGCAGGAATCAATTCACCAGCTGAAAGAGGATCTTTCAAAAGGATACCAGACCTTCTAATCATGTGGATTTGTGCACCATCAAGAGCAGAACTAGAAGGAGCAAATCCTTGCTTGTAATTACCATTGATGTCAGTCATACCTTCAATTTGGATTGAACCCATCTGAGCACCTTTCAAGGTTACTTTAACAAGGTTAGCACCATTAGCATTGTTACCAATGTTGAAGATAGTAAAACGAGAGGATTCCAAAGGATATCCAGTAGCAGGGTCAAGTTGTCTGTTAAGAACAATATCATCATAAAGAGGACAATGAACTACAGTAACCTCAAGACCATTAGGGAACATACAAGTTTTGAACTGTGAACCAAAGCTCATATTCATACCAGTACCTGATACAAACTGACCACCTTCGTAAACCTTGATAGAAAGGTTTTTTACTTTATCTTGAATAGCTCTATCAAACTCAATCATACCTTGTCTTCCAGTCATCATTACAAACTTGAAGTCTCCACCAGATTGACCATTAGCAATCCAAGATAGGTTCATCAAGTAATCTTGAAGCATGTCATAAGAAAGTCTGTTGTAAGTCTGCTTATTTCTGTTAGAAATCTGTTGACGAAGTCCAGCACCTTCAATGATAGGTCTACCATTAGGTCCTAGTACATTGCCTTTAGACATAGTACCATACATAAGTGCAATCTCCTCTCTCTTCAAAAGTTGTGCCATAGCTTCCCACTTAGCCTTCTCAATCCAAGAAAAAGTCTTAGATCCATCAGATTTGGTCAACTCAATAGCAATCTTTTGCTTCATAGCTTCAGCAGAAATAGCATGCTCAATTCTGTGAGTAGTGAAGTAATTCTCAAATTTAGCAGGTGAGAAGAAATCTACCCATCCACCTCTATCTGACATCTCAGATACTGGAGAATAAGCTCTGCTCAATTTAGCACCAGTAATAACATCATTAGGATCAAAATACTGAGCAGGATCAGAGAATTGGAAAGTATACAACCAACCAGTACCAGTTTGAATAGGATCAGCAATAATGTTTACAAGAGCACCTGTATCAGTTCTTACTTTATCAATACCAGAGAACCATTTTTCTTCCAAAGTCAATTGTACAGGAGTACAGTTAAGACCAAGGTTAGAAACTGTAGAAGTAGAACCAGCAGTAATTTTAATAGTTCTATCATTCATGTAGGCTACATCCCATTGATAGATATTACTATCAATTTCTTTCTCTTCAATCCTACCAAGAGCCTCAGTAAGACACTGTAAAGAGTGACCATATTGCTTACCTAAAAGGTAAGATACTACCTGTCCAAATTGGAAAGGCTTGCGAAGCAACAACTGATCTAGCTTATTGCTATCAGTAAGTGCACCTGAGACCGCCCTGGCATCAATGAGCCTAGGGAGACTACTGGAATTTACGTTAACATCCATTTTATTTTATTTGTTTTTAAGTTTGTTTTTTTATTTATTTAAATGATAATATCATCAAAGTCATCAATATTACTATTTCTCTTACTACCTGAAGAACCTGAACGAATATTACTATCCTTTTGGCTCTTCAAAGCTTTAGAGAGTTTGTCAGAAACATTAGTAGTAGCTCTTCTTTGCATATCTTCAGAGTTGAAGTTTGTATAATACATAAAAGCCATTACTAGCTGTTTCTCATAATCTTGAGCATCTTCTTGCAGTCTAGTCATACCATTTTTAGTTGGCTGTGTCATATAACTGAAGAAATCATCTCTAGTTCTCTTATCTAACTTAAACCCTTGAATTTCTTCAATACTGTTTACAGTTTGTCTAAGAGTTACCATTTGCTCTCTTGCATATTCTTCTTGTTCAACTTTTTGTTCTTCAAGAGAACTTAGATATTCTTGCATTTGAGCTCTTTGAGAGTTTACAAGAGCAGAGTATGCTTCTTGTACCTCATTACCAAAAGATCCATCATCTTTAGAGCTTTCAATAAGACGAGAGATCCTATCTTCTGAAATACCCTTAGCAGTATAGTAATCAATTACTACTTGCTCTTGAGTCCCTTCATCAGACATGTCCAACTCACTGTAATTTACTTCACCATAGATTTCCATTACATCTTGGATTGAACCTCCATTCTGTACTACATCATATAGCATTGCAAGTTCTTCATTCTCTTGAAACATAGAACTAAGTCTTGCATTTACAGTATCATCAAGAAGTTCTTCAATACCATCTTCATTGGCATCATATTCCTTCTCATCATCTGCAAACAAAACTCCTTTTTCTACTAGATCTTCCATAAGAATCTGGTAAGGAGTTTTATCCTCATCACTAATCTCTTCACCTTCTTCCTCTTCATAAGACTCTTCTTCATCATAAGAGTCTTCTTCTGAGGTTTCTTCCTCCTCTACACCTGTCTCTCCAGGCATAGGTTTTTCTTTTTCTAATTCTTCTTCTACAAAGTCTCCAAACATGTTGTTCTAATTTTAATTTTTATACGAAAGTTATTATGTTATCTAATATTTTTTATTAGATTTTTATTTTTTAGCTTTTAAAGCTTCTCTTTTTGCATTAAGTCTCATTTGAAAATCATATGCTTGTGGATTTTCTTTTTTAAGTTTTTCCATAGCATTAACTCCTTGCTGTCTTAAATTAGCTTGTTCTTGTTCTTGGCTTTTTTTATAATTTGCTCTTTCTTGTTGAATTTTACTTTCTACTGTACTTTTATATGGATTAACCATCTTTTTACCAGCATCATCTGTAGTATGCCTAGCAGTTTTATTTTCTTGAGTATTATTTTTTGTATTATTTAAATTTTTATATTTAACTAAAGGACTTTCTCCTGGATAAACTCTTCTGTTTGAGTTACTATTAGGATCAGTTTTATCCCATTGAGTTATTACTTTATTAATTTTTTCATCATAATTATATTTACCCATTCTACCAGTTTTTTCATCAAATATTCTATTATTAGTATAATAGCTTCTACCAGTAGCAGGATCTTTAAACTTATTAATAGCTACACCATCTTTAAAAAATGGTCCTTTTGGAGTATTACCTTTAGCAGTAGGTTTACTTTCTTTTTTAGCAGTAGTTGTAGATTGTGCTTGTTTTCCTGAAGATTTTTTTCTTAAATCTTCATACTCAAGTCCTGTATTAGGATCAACTAAGAAGCCTTTTGCATTTACTTTACCACTTTTAAGAGCATTAGCATAACCTCCTTTATTTTCATTATATTTTTGTTGTAAAGATTTTTTAGAAGTTACATCTTTAAAAGCTTGACTGCTCATAGATTTTTTAATCAAGGCATCTGTCATAGGAGTACCTTTTTGTTTAGCTTCATAAAGATTTCTAGCAGCTTGTGCATCTTCTCTAGTTCTACCTAATTGTAACTCTTGATCAGATGGTCCTACAAATTGTGGAGGTCCTACAAAGCTGTTCTCATTATAAGTAATAGGAGCTTTAGCCATACCCTCAAGCTTTTTATTTTCTGCTTTTCTTTCTTTTCTAGATTGTTCTTTAACAGGAATTTTATTTAGATTAGAAGGAAGCTCAGCAGATTGAGCTAATTTAAGATTAAGAAGAGGTGTTTTAGTAGATAAAGGTTCTAATTCTTTATAATTATTTTTTAATTTTTTATAATCATTTTCATTTTGAGAATATAACTTTTCATATTCTCCTCTAGCTGCATTAGCTTCATTTCTAGTAGCAAGTTGTTTATATCTAGGATCAGATTTATCCATATATCCAAATTTACCTGCTTCAAATTCTTTTTTATTATATTCCCTCATCAATCTAGCTATTTCTTTTTTAGAAGGACCAACTTCTATAGGTTGAGGTGATTGTCTTTGTGGAATATCTGGCATGTAATCATTTAATGATGCCATATCAAATTTTTCAGGTTTAATAGATGCATTAGAAAGATTATTATTATTTTCTTCCATAGCATTTAAAACATTACTCATGCCTTTTCCTGATTGAAGATATTCATTACCTTCTTGATATTTAATAAACTTAGATTTACTAGTTTTAGTATTTAGTTTATTACCTTGATATTTAATCATATTAGTTCCTGTTTTATAAGGTTTTGCGTTAGGATCTGGTTTTTTCATAAGCAATGGCATTAATGTACCAGCAGCTTGAGTAATAGCTCCTCCATAATTTCCCATAGCAGCTCCTGCTTTATCACTAAAAGAAGGTTTAGCTTTATCAAGATAATCTTGGGACATTACTTTATTATCAACAATTTTTCCTAAAGTTTCTTGTTTTGGAAAAAGCATTTTTCCAGTTGAAAAACCATTTGGATCTATTGGTGGTGCTAATACAGTTCCTGTTCCTGGTCCAGATTGAAAATTAGTAAGACCACTAACTCCAGGATAATATTTCTTAATGCCTTTTTTCATTTTTTTATTAAAGGTTTTGCATAATCTTATATTGTGCATTAGAGAGGGACTTATGAATCTCTGCAAATACAGGATTTAATTGTTCTCCATACATAGTTCTAAAGATAAAAGCAAGTTCTCCAAGTTTAGTTACAATTTCTTCTTTATTAAAAGAGGGTGCAGGTTTAACTTCTACTACAGCTGTAACTACTTCTTCTACTACAGGAGCAGGAGTAAGTGTTTCTTCTACTTGTGTTACAACTAGAGTTTCTTCTTTAGGGGTATTAACTGATTTTGCCATAATATTTTTATTCTTTATTTTATACGCTATTTGCTTTTAGGTTTATACTTAAGAGCTTTTTTCTTAACTGCAATCTCTTCTTTCTTAAGAACAAGTTTCTGCTGTTCAAGCCTCATATTATCAGCATGAACTCTATCTTGTTGAGCATTTTCTCTAGATTGCATTTCTTGTTGAACTTGCATTTTAGTTTTCTCAATTTCCATTTTTTGTTTTTTCTCAACTTGATCAAACTGTTGTTTAGATTGCTGTAAAGAAAGTTTAGCTTGTTCCATTACATCTGGAATCATATTTTGATTAACATCAGGATTACTCATTCCAATAGAACCCAAAGCTCTAATCTCAGCTTCTCTAAGTCTTGCTTCTCTATCAAGTTGTTTTTGATTTTCATCCCTATCCATTTTCTCTCTAGCAATTTTTTCATTACTTTGAATCTGTTGTTGTTGAGTAGCAGATTGTTGTTCTTGCATCTTCATCTTTCTTTCCTCAGAAGCTTTAATAGAGGATTCTACTTCAGCAATAGAGTTGCTCTTTAAGAGAGTAACAAAGTTAGAGAATTGTAAAGTTCCAGAAGAAATACCTTCTTTAGCAAGTCCTTTAAGTTGTTCAAAGATTGCATTATCTTTAATACTATCAGATACATATAAACCAAAGTCTGTATTAAGCAGGGATTTAGTATTTAATACATTTCTACTAAACTCATCAAATACAAGTTTACCTTGTTCATTAGTTGAGTAGGCAATCTTAGCTATTTCTAAAAGATGTTCTAAGACCTTCTCTTTAACCATTGAATGTTCATGAAAATATATTTCAGTGAGAGCGTTGCTTTGCACTACAGATCTTTCTACACCTCCTACAGTCTCAGAACTATTAATCTGTCCTTTTCTTTGTCTTGAGATACCAGTAATATTTTCTACTGCCTCCTCAAGTTTAGAAAGCATTGAGAAATATCCTTGTATAGAACTACTCAAGCTCATATCAATACCAGTAAACTGATTAAACTTAGATACAGAACTTGGATCTCCTTCTCTACCTTCTTCTGCTGAGTTTACAAATGCAATACCCAGAGTATCAAAGTAATACATCCATTGCTCTACACTCCATCCTTTAGATTTGGGTATTTGAGCAATATCCATTACAAACTTCTTACCCTTTGCCTTAGCAAACTCTAACTCTAGTCTGTACCAGATGATGTTGTAGAGGTACTGATAGGGTTTAATGAGATCAACAAGTGAGGTCGGCTTACTGTTGATGTTGTTGAAGATTCTACCAATAAATGGAAGTTTACACTTGTATGGGTTATCCACTGTGTTGAATTGATAGGGACTCTCATATGCAAAGAAGATTGTTGGTCCAACTTGTACTCCAATCCATGTCCTAGGTATCCAGTTCCATTCAACTTTGATTTCCCCTTTAAGTTCTTCAGGAATCTTAAAACTTTCATCAACAACTTTCTTTTGTTCCTGACCATTTTGGTCAAGATAAGTTGCAGTCCCAATCTTCTTCTCACTTTTCCATGTGGTAAGTTGCATGAGAATTTTGGTACCTGTGTAGTTGTAATGTGGGTATGTTGTTGTAATGACTTCTGGGGATTGTCCATAGGATGCTGTTGCATTAAATATCTCTGCGCTTCTTAAGTTTTCTTTATCTTTATCTGTTAGTCTGTCTCCAAACCAATCTAGTATTTGTCCTCTATCTAACCACATTCTACCTACTGCCCAATCACAATCCTCAATAAAGAGTGAATCTTGGTTCTTATCACACTCAAAGTGTATTGGATTCCAAGGAATTAAAACTGGTTCATTGTTAAAGATACCTGCATAATATACTTCCTCTGCACAAGTAAGTGCATTTTGAAAACCTCTAATAAAGTGATTCTTAAGCTTTAAGGATTTCTCAAGATGATTTAAGAGTTTGTTAGCAGTAATCTCTACATTGTTAGTGTATGAGTTAGTAAAGTATTCTTCTACTTCTTTAGGTGTTTCTGCTTCAGTTTTTTCACCAAGAGCATTCTTAAGCATTGCCATATAGGAATACTCTAAAGCTTCTTTTTTTTCCTGAAGATATTGATTAAAACCATCTCCTGCAGTAGATACTACTTTATAAGAGAATGGTCTCTTAAGTTCTTCACCAACCAATTGCAAAACTGAACTGCGAACAATATTATAGTCTTGAAAATTAGCAGGAAGATTACCAATGCTATCGTGAATATCAACACCATAAGGCTTAGTAACATAAGAAAAATCTTCAATATTAACAATTGAGTTAAAAAGGTCATAGTTAATTTGTTTAGCTTCTCTAGAAGATCTGCTTCCTGAGAGATTAGAGTATGCTCTACCTACTAAGGCAATAATGCATTTTTTTTGCCAATCTAAGGTCTCCTTAGTTTTTTGTGGAACTCGTTGTTCGGGAAGAGGTGGAATCATTAGTTACTAAATAATTTGGAAGAAAAGAAATCTCTGCCATTCCTCTTATACGAGTCTTTAAAAGCAGGTTGTATTCTAGTTAACTCTATACTTCTAATAAGTGCTAGAGAGAAGGATATAAATCTATCAAAGTTACCTCTACTATTGTAAGTTATAAGTTCTTGTAATAGTCCTACAGACTTAATCTTATAAACATTACTCTTACCATCTTCATACTCCTCTCTTAACCAGTTGTTTACATAAGTGATAAGTTCATTCTTGACAGATGAATATGAATTGCCGACAACTCTGATACCATAGGTGTTTGTGTGTTGGTTAGAAGCAGCTTTGACAATACCTGGAGTTCTGGATAATAAATGTAATTTATGTTTATTCTCACAGTGAGTTTTGAAATTGTTGATGTTATTTTCATATAAACAGCTTGCGTTATAGTACTCAATTAAGAGAATGCATTGGTCATAGAATTCTTTAAAGTTCTGTGGTCTACCTGTATACTCAGCAACTGGAAGATCATGAGTTTCCTCACCAATAGCATATCTTTTAAAGATAAACAATGAGCCAAGTGAGTCTGAGTAATTAGCTTCATCAGTAGCATATGGATCTAGTCCTCCAGTATATAAGTTGTACGATGTACCTGGAGTTGGTTTTTCCCAAATCTGTATACAACCACTTTTATTTAAAGTTTTATCTCTATACTCAAGTGGTTTTAAATTTAAGTCTGGTACAAACTCTGGATTACCTCTCTCATCATAAGCCATTTTACCACAAATACCTTTATATTCATCTTTAGTCTGACATAATCCTAGTTGCCTTCTTAAATCTTCTGTAGGAAATACATTATTAGAGATAATTTGAAAGGCTTCTGCTGGTGACCAAGCATACTCAGTAGTATGTCTTAAATACTCATCAGGAGATTTAGCTTTAGCTTTCTTATTCTCCCTTAGTTTGGTAAGAAGTTCTTTAGCCTTAGGTATATCTGAGTTACCACTCTTATCATAAGCCCCTTCATAGTTTTGAAACATAGGAAAGAAGAAACCTGCAGATTTTTCTCTTAATCCATCCTCATCCCATACATTCTCAAAGGGCATCATGTTATAATTGTCTGGATTATAGTACATTTCAGCAAAGTCAATAGTACCAGCTTCCATATCACCACCAGTACCAAAGATAATCATCATACCAGTATAATAATCACCAGCTTTAATAGAAGGTTCCATAGCATAGTAACTCTCATTCCAATTAACAAAAGTACCTGCTTCTTCTACAATAATTTTACTAGCATCAGCACCCCTTGCAGCATCAGGGTTATTCATAAAAGATACACAAGTAATAGAACTTTGATGTCCTTTAGCTAATTCTGTACCATCATCAGTATATTCTATATAACCACTCTTAATTCTACCATCAGCAATCTTATTAACTAACCTGCTTCTTTTAAAAGCTGGGCAATTGGTATTCAAGTGGTTAAGCATATCCATAACCTTAGTAAAGATACCAATTTCTGAGAATAGATACTTCTTATCATAAGCAGCAACTAGGGTTAAGCTTTTTTTAATGAAGGTATATTCCCAAGCTATAGTAGCAGCATTCTTATAAGAGAAACCTCTTCTCCTTGCTTTACCTACTATCATACTCTTACCGCCTTCTGTACATAACACTTTGTTATTCAAGTGCAAACCTGGGATAAGTAGTGGGTCTATACCATTTTCTGCAATCTCTAGAAACCAGAAGTACTCAAAGTCCCCATCCCAAAAATCAGGAAGAAGAAATCCCTTAGATACTTTTCTTTTACCTCTGTTATCATCAGTTAAATTTACCTTATTGATAAGACAATAGTTCAAATAGAAGTAATGCTTACCAGTAATCTTAGCTCCTGATACTTCATACCCTTCTATACACCTAGTAAACTCTTGATCCCAAAATCTATCAAACTCTAGGGTCCCAAAAAGAGCATCAGTATATCTACCAGTAGTAATAAACTTATTACCGGCCTCTCTAAAAGGCTCAGTATTAATCCAAATACCATTTTTATTTCTTACTGCTCCCATTTGTTAATCTTTGCTCCTGCTCTTACCTTATTTTGTGCTACATTCTCAGATTCTACCTTTTCCTTAAGCCCCTCAAGTGTAGTAATTACCTGAAGGGTATTCTTAAGTGCATCTGTTACCTCTTTAACCTTGTAAACAGGGTTACCTCTAGAGTCTAAGAGGGCATAATCTACATTTCTAAAGTATGCTCTAGTCTGATTGGCAGCATGAAGGGCATCTTGTAGGTACCTCATGTTAAAGGTGTAATTAAGTTCTCTATATTTCTCAATAGCATTCTTAAGTTCTGGTGTTAAGGCTATCTCTAGATCCTTTTCTAGTGCTACAATCTTCTGTTCCTCATCATAAGCTCTATAAGGAGAGTTATAATCAGCAAATAGATAGATATACTTAAAGGCTTGAATACCATTATCTTTCTTATACTTCTGATAGACTATTTTAAACTCCGGAACTAAGAGGCAAGCCTCATGTAAAATTACAGTAGCACTATTTATCTCTATTAATTTCATCTTTTCTTTTTAAGTAATTCTTATACCTCTCACTTTTGGTAAGTTTTCTAATAAAAGTACCAAGATATCTTACTGTTATCTTAGGACTCTTCTCTTTCATCTGTTTAGCAACAGAGAGGAAGGCAAATTTAATGACAGTATTAACATCCTTGTACGGAAGTCCAAGATTATCAGCTACTTCTTTAATAATAAGACTAAGTCTCACTAAAGATAAACTTAATATCTGCTAGATATATACCATTTCTAAAGCCAGAAGTAGTTAAGAGACTTTTCTTTTTAAGAGATGCTTTAATGTTGTTGTAAGAAGCATCCTTAAGAAGGAGTTTGTCCTTAATCTTCTTGTTAGTCTTAGGGGAGTTTAACAACTCCCACGCTATCTCAGGTGTACTTTGTATAAGAAATGCTTCATACTCTCTAAGTAACTCTGCAGCTACTTTAATTTCTGTCTCAGTAAGATTAAAGTTTAGAGCCATAACCTTCATATAGTTGTGATAAGGATCACCCTTCACTGCTATCAGTCTTTGTTTCTCCATTATTAAAAGGTATCTTAAGTTGGAAGTTAGTAAATTCTTCATTAAGGTGTTTCTCTTCAACATCATTAATAAGTTTCATAATCTCATCAGGACTTTCTAGGAAGTTAAACATAATATCCTCAGTTAATCCTTGCATAATAGTAAAGGTATGCTCAGTTAGTGGGGATACTTGATTGCCAATAAGGATGAATGGAGGTAGAGTATTAAAAGCAAAGACAATATCCTTGTAAGCTAAATTTTCTCCCTCAATTACTTCTTCTCCAACCTCTCTTAACATGTCTGCAATATCATGTGTTATAGTCTTTCCTTTAGAATCTTTAAGAGAATCTTCAAATACTAACAATTTTAATTTTATAGTTTTCATTTTTATTCGTATTATTACTTGCAAATATAAGAATAAAATATTATGAATAGGCAATACAGAAGAAAATTAGAAAAGTTAAAGAAACAAGAATACTCTCTTTTTCTTAAGAAGAATAAAGATTTCTTAGATAGTATTAAGGGTGAAGAGGGAACTCAACAAGCAATGGAAAGAATAAAACAATTATTAGATAATTATGGCAAAGAACAAAGTAACAGAAACCTTATTCAAGAAGAAAGCTAAGAGTTCTCTTGGTAGACATTCTAAGAAAAATAGCTTAGCTAAGGGGAGTAAGAAGTATAAGAAACCTTATGCTGGACAAGGAAGATAAATAGAAAGTTATTTATTTCTCGTATAATTAATTAAATAACTTAATTATAAATTTAAGTATTCATTTACCTATAGGTAAGTATCTCTTACTCAATAAGATTAGAATTCAAGAAGCATTGTATAGCATATGCAATCAGGGGTAGTAACTTAGTTACTACCTTTTTGTTTTTTTATATATATTTGCAAAAAATAAAACTTATGAGAAAAAAAATAATAGATATCATAAATGATAATAATTTTAAGGAAGCATCCTCAACTGATACTGGTAATTCAACTTTTGTTTTTACAATTGGAGAAAATGATTTTGAAGCTTATTATGAGAAATGGAAAACATATGAGTTTGTAGATAAACATCCTATACCTACTGGAATTATTCTTAGGAGTTTATATGATCCAAAAAAGAAAGATGTCTTTGATAAGATATATATCTATAAACAAGAAAGATTAGTATTTGAAGGGGAAGTAGATAATGAGGAAGAGTTTAAGATTCTTCTTAAGATGCTTAATATAAAATTTTAATTTTTTTAAAATTTTTAAAAATTTGTGTAAGGGTTGGACAACTAACAACAAAGTCCCCCAATGTCTTAGTGAAGGCAGGTAGGCGGTATGTGATCTCCTGTCATAAAACACAATTAATTATGAGAATAGTAGAAAAAAATGAAATGTTCCTTTTCCACTCCATTAGAGGTGAGAAGAAGACTACGGCATTATTGTTAATCAAGAAGCCTGGTGTATTTGGTGGTATACCTGTGTATGCTGCTATTGATATCTGTGCAGGCTTACAACCTGGTCAGGTAGGTGTATTCCAAACTCAGTATGAACTGAAGCCTTGGAAGAATGAGGATGGAACTGTGAGGACTACCAAGACTGGTGAGGCTCTGATGGTTCTCGGCTAAGAGTGGGGGGAAACCCCCCTTTTAATTGTGTTTATATGTTCTAGAAACTATTAACAAATAAGAAGTAGCATACACTGTACTCAGCAGTGGTAAATGTCCAAGTAGCATTGGAGTGCTCCATACAAGTCCTGAGAGGGTATGGCTTATTTGTTTAAATTTATTCATAAGTGATTGATAATCACTCTAATACTATATCACTCAACTTTTAAGTATCTGCTATTCCTTAGTTGTTGTTTTAATAAATAATTATAGCCAAACTTTTTATTTACAATTACCAATGTCTATTCAAGAAGAATTACACAACATTAGAAATCAAAAGACTCTTAATGATTATAACCAATTATTTCACAAGTTAAATGATATGGTTAAAGAAGAGTTAGGTACAGACATCTTTACTTTTATTAAAGATAGAGAACGTCTTAGTAATACTGTTCATCATAGAACTCTTACTGAATGGTCTTATAGAGAACCATCCAAGTCTGTTGATGATAGAACAACAGAATACTTTATTGAAAGGGAATCTACTGAAAGAGATGTTGTAGAACATTTCTCTAAAGGTAGAAAACCTGGAGATAGATATTCTTAAGGGGTGAAATTCCCCTTTCTCTTATTTATTCTTTGGAAGCAAAGTAATCATCAACTGTATTATCACATACAAGTTTAGGTTACTATGGCTATTAACTCTGAGAATAAATTCACAAAAAACTTAATAACTTCCCAAGTTGTTGAGGGCACCAGTTTCTTTAGTAAATTCTTATCCATTCAGTAAATAGGTTGTGGAATACTAGTATATAGTAATAAACTGCTATAACTACCACAATACTATGATAAGTATAAAGTTTTAGGTGTAAAACACATGTTTTAATTTAAATTTCACAAACCAAATGAAAAATCTTCTCATTCTTATTGCAGCAGTAGCTGCCTTATCTTCTTGCTCAAATGATAAAAAAGTCAGAGCAAGACTTATTGGTCCTTTAGATAACAAAGCATCAAGTGCTATCTATTTAATTAACGTAGATCCTATGTATAGATTAGGAGATACAGTATATGTAAATAGAAACAAGTATCTTATTGTTAAGTAACTATGTGCGCCATTATCAATGGTGTAATAGTATCCATTGAGGATGCTATTGCATATGACAGAAAATAATTTCTGTTGAATCAGCATTTCAGGAATACAGGTAGCAATACTTGTATTCCTTTTTGTTAATGCACCATAACTCACTTCCAAAGGGTGAGCAATTGTAATAATCTCACTTACTCATTAGATTGTAGTTTTGAGGAGTTGAATAACTGAGTAGATTAATAATAAAACCCAGATGATACACAGTATCTAAAGGTGAATTTATTAGTTACAACTGAGTGCAGATGGGCAAATTATTTTTTGTGTATAGTTGTAATAGTATAGGGATATATGCTAACAATAACTTGCAAGAGTTATCTATTACAACTAACACAAGAAATATTCTTAATTTAAAACAATTTAAAAAACAACAAAACATGAATATTGAAGAGTTTAAAAAAAGAAATGTACATGGTGGAAATACTGAGTATACAAAAACATTACCTAATGGTTATAGTTTAATAATCGTGAAAAATACTCCATCTGTACATGATGATGAGGATTTTAGGTTTGTCTACTATGGCTTAATTGTTTATGTAGAAGACTCATATGATCCATTCTTTTGTTCATCATTAAATGATGAACTAAAACAGGAGTATGGGTACTTTTGTAAAGATTTAAATAAGGTTTTAGCTGCTTGTGATAAAGTAGCAGAATTACCTAAAGTTTAAATCTATTGTAAGAAATTTTAGGGTGAAATTCCCTATTTATTCACACATTAACAAAAAAAAACAAAATGGATAAGTACAGAGATCTAGCATTAGACATCTTTATAACAATAGTTGCAACATTAGCACTATTTGTTATTGTAGGTAAAATTGTAATCTTAGCAGGTAACTCATGAATGCAAAACAAGAATTTTTAAAAACAATTTCATCATTTAAAGTTGAAGTACTTTGTGCTCAAATTAGACATGAGTATTCTTATGATGATAATACTGTATTTACTCTTAATCTAAATTATACAGAAGAAGAACTTGAAGAGTTCCTGAATAACTTAGATTTTGAGTATAACTCAGGATTTGGTAGACAATACTTATTTGGCACTATATGGTGCAAAAATAATTCTTGGTTTACTAGACATGAGTATGATGGTTCAGAGTGCTGGGAGTATCATTATTATCCTAAGTTTCCTGAAAAAAAACCAGCTGTAGAACATTTCTCATCAAACTGGTATGAAGAAAATAAGTAATGCTCAACAAACTATTATTAGTTTGTTATTACTAGTAACTATGATTACTAGTTGTGCTAAAGAAAAAGAAACTATTACACCAAGTGTTCTTGTAAAAGAGACTTGTTGTAGTCCTATCTATTATGCTGAAATATTGCATAAAGATATGTACAAAGTAGGTGATACTATTAGAATCATCTACAATCAGATGCCAAAACATGAGTTAGCATATCCTAGCTCTAGACGTTATCAGTATACAACAGTTGTTATTATAAACAAATGATGGATACTAAAAAAGCTCAAGAGTGGTGGTCTGATAGATCACCACTTTTAAAGAAATACTTGCAGGTTACATACTTTCCTGCAACAAACTGGCAATATTTAGATGTTTCACAAATTTTAACAATTTATCAAAATGAACAAGAAAACAGTTTACGGAATTAAGACTTCAAAGGTTAATAACTTTCAAGTCCACACTATCAGAGTTGCATTTAACTCTGATTTTAGAGTCGAAAGTCTAATCAAAAGAAGTTTACTTCATTCTAACTACATTAAAGTTGTAGATAAGAATGGAAAAGACAAACTTGTGGTAGACTTTGCTACAGCAGATATTAATAAGTTTAGTTTAGCTGTGAAAGATTTCTACAAGATATCTTTTGAGAATGCTTTAAACCATCTTATAGAAGAATCTAATGTAAGACAAGAAGACTTAAATAGAATTTTAACTTCTAAATTAGTCTACAGTGTTTAAGGTAGTATGCATTGATGCAACTAATAGGCCACAGGAAGTACCAACTTCCTGTTGGCTTAAAGAAGGACAGGAATACACTGTTCTTAGAATAAGTAGGAACAAGATTACAAATGAAGATTACTTTATTTTGCAAGAAGTTCAACCTACTCCTCCTTATGGAGGTTATAAGGTAGATAGATTTGTCTCACCTCACATAGATTCACTTGAAGCTCAATATGAGTTACAAGCTATTAAATAAACAATTTCAATATTCTTTTTAGTATTTAATCTTTTTTAAAAACAAATTTCAAAAAAAAACAATTTTATGGCAAATTTTCAGTTTATTCGTGATGATGAAAGAAATCAAGAAGTAGCTAATTTTAATGGCAGACTTATTTCTGTTTCTGAGCAACCAGTAGGACAGTTTCCATCTGGTAAAGAGTATCACATTGGTACTATCCAATTTGAGAATGATAAGGGACAAATGGTACAAAGAACTTGTATCATTAACAAAGCTAATTTTGATAAAGGCATGACTGAAGGTAATGATTACCTTTGTAATGCTATCATCAGAGATGGTCAAAGTACAGTTCTTCTAGTTTGTTCTCATTTACAGGGTAGTTCTTCAAGAGCAGATTTTTCTGACTTTGGTATTGGTGTTGCTAGTACTACTAGTACTACTAAGGTAGTTAATGCTAATCCTTTAGCAGTAGCTTAAGTTTGATTATAGGGGAGAGAAATCTCCCCTATTTTTTTATTATTTCATTAAATTTAGGGTATTAAAAATTTACAAATCATGAATACAAAAATCAAAGACAACAGCAGTAAGATTAATTTTTCAGAAAAACAACTCTGGAAACACAAGGATGGTAGTATGGAATTACTACCCACAATGCCAACAACAAAATTAGAAAAAGTCATTCTTCCTGAGATAAGGAAGAGACTTGAAGAGAAAAGAGCAAGTGTTGCCTTATTTCAAGAAAAGTTGCAGATTTGCAATGATATTCTTGTTAGTAGGGGAGTAATCTCTAAGCAAGATAGTATTGACAATGCTGTCATTAATGCTATTAAAAAGTTCCCAATAGAAATTGTGGAACAAGCTTTAGAAGAGATGATGGAAGAAGAAAGGATTAGGGTAAATAAGAATAAGATACATTAGTATCTTATAAGACTCTGTAACTCAATTGAATAGAGTGTCACCCTTCTAAGGTGAAAGTTGTAGGTTTGAATCCTACCAGAGTCACATGTGTTTTGGTTAATTGTGAATAAATAGTTATATAAATTAGGGGAGATATTCTCCCTTACTTTATTTCCTTTATATTAACCTTATAAACAAGAAACTTTTTGTGTTTTGTATGGTGTTTTAACAGTAATAAGTTAGGATATATTGTCCTAACTTATTTTTTTATACATTTGCATCATGAATTTTGATTTTTACAACTATAAGAAGGATGTAAAAAGATTTGCTAAAAATAACTTTAAATTAAAAGATGAAGATCTTGATGATTTTGTAGAAGATATATTACTTAAAGCAACTCTTAAACAACACCTCTTTGATAGCACCAAAAGTGCACCTGTTACTTGGATAAATAATGTAGCTAGAAACCATTATATTGATAAATATATTAGGAAGAAACATCCTGATTATGTAGACACTATACCTGAGAGATTAGAATATAATGATAACAGTAGTATAGACATTAAGAACTTTAAGGAGACATTAATGGGTACATCATTATATATGTTCTTTCTTTTAAAATCTGATGATAAATCAGTCAAAGATATCTGTAACGAGCTCCAGATATCTATGCAAGATTACAATGAGCTTAACAAATTACTTAAACAGAAATGGTATGATTACAATACTTAATATTTTGGTTATTTTTATGGCATTATCATTTTTTGCCACAGGTTTAGAGTGTTACTTATTATATGATAAAAAAGAAAACATATTTAAAGTAATATTAAATATATTATCTGCAATAGCAACTCTTATTTTATGTTTTGCACATTTAAATAATACACTTGATAAAGCTGATAGTAAGAAAGAAGTAAGAACTATTAAAGACTCTGTACAAATAGATACAGTACCTTTTAGAAAAATTAAAGCTACTTACTACAATCCTACTTCAGGACAATGTGATAAGACTCCTCTTATTACAGGATCCGGATATAAGATTAACTTAAAGAAGCTTAAGAATAAAACTATTAATATTGTAGCAGTAAGCAGAGACTTACTTAATATTTATCCTTATGGTAGTACTATTTATGTACATCAACCTGCACATATTAGAGGATTTTGGAAAGTAGAAGATACTATGAACAAAAGATTTACTAATAAAATAGATTTTCTTGTTTATGATAAACTTAAAGTAGACTCAGTACATATTTCTATATAATTATGAATAAAGAAATTAAATGTTATTGTGGTCATACTACAATTTGTGATTGTGAACCATTAAAAGAACCTAAACAAGAAAGAATGTATAGTGAGGAAGATATGATTAAGTTTGCAGAGTTTGTAGCCACTTATCCTGATAAAAATAAAAATATAAATGGTCAAATATTACATGCTAAATCAAAATATGATGGCTCTGAAAGAACAATTGATTTACTGCAAGTATGGTTTGAACAATTTAAAAAGAAATGATACAAGAATTAATTGAAGCCTCAAAAGCTTTTGATAATCCACAAGCTTTTTTATTAGGTGCACAATGGATGGAAAATTATCTTAATCCATTACCTGTTTCTAATATTGTTATTAACAGTAATGATTGTACAGTATCTTTTGAGGGAAAGAAATTATTTCTACCTAAGAAAGAATTTGAGCTATTAAAGTATCTATATACTCACTCTGGTAGAATAGTTACTAGAGATGAGTTGTTAGAAAGAGTATGGGAAAATGAGTTTATTGGTGATAGAACAGTAGATGTTCACATTAGAAAACTTAGAAGTAAGATAACTATTGCTCCTATTAGGACAATAAAAAGTTTTGGGTATATCTGGGATAGACCTTGATTCCCGACAATATTTAGCTATTCCCGACATATTTAAGGATTCCCGACAAAAACACTGCACAGAATTACGGCAAATATAAACTTTTGTAGTAGTTTTGTGCAAAGTCAAGTAATGCGTAATGTGGAAGGGGCCCATCACATCCTATAAGGTTGCATAGTCATGAGTTCGAATCTCATCTTGACTGCTATTCGTAAAACCAGTATGAAAAAACTATTATTTATACTATTCTTATTTATAAGTACCATCTCTTA